GTGATCACCGGTACTGGCATTCCGGCCAATACCACGATCACGGCCATCAGCGGCTCGGCCCTAACGCTCAGTGCAAACGCTACGGCGACCAACGCCAGTGCTACGTTGACTGTGGCTGGCACCTCGGCAATTTCTTACAACGTGCAGCACGCGCTCGAAGTATTGCACGATAGCAGAAACATCTATCACAACCAGATTGATAGTGGTATTGCCGGTGCTGCGACTGTTCAACAAGCTCTCAAGAGTTTAAAGGGATTAGTTGACGGAGCTGCTTCTAATATAAATAATATAACTAAAGCAACAGTTGGTCTTGGTAACGTTGACAATACTAGCGACGCTAACAAGCCAGTTAGTACTGCTCAGCAAACCGCTCTTGATCTTAAAGCGAACATCAACAGTCCGACTTTTACTGGCACCGTAAGCGGTATTACCAAGAGCATGGTTGGCTTAGGTAACGTTGATAACACCAGTGACGCTAGCAAGCCAGTTAGTGTCGCCCAGCAAGCCGCTCTTGATCTCAAAGCTAACATTAACAGCCCAACCTTTACTGGTACTGTTAGTGGCATCACCAAGAGCATGGTTGGTTTAAGTAACGTTGATAACACCAGCGATCTTGATAAGCCAATAAGTAATGCTACCCAAACCGTCCTCAACACAAAAGCAGCAGAACTCACTACTGTTTTTGATGCTGGCGCCGTATCGGGAGGAACTTATGCGGTACCATATGCTTCTGATAAACAAATGCAGCTTGTATCATGCTCAGACCAACTACTAACCATAACCAAAGGATCCGGTTGGCCAACAACTAGTGTAAGTGCTGATGTTATTCTAAAACTAACTCTCACCACAAACACTACTATTAATTGGAATATTGTAACCGAATGGTACAATCAGCCACCATCATCAGCTAATGGACTAACTGGTACTCACTTAATTTTATTTAGATCCGTTGGACCAAACACCATCGAAGGCCACTACATAGGGAGCAAAGCCAGTGTTTAAGAAACATAATAATACTTTAATATCCTCTTTTTCACAAGTTGCTCCGCCAACCACGGATCCAACCGACCCAACAGATCCAACGGACCCAATAGATCCTACTAACCCAACAGATCCTACCGACCCAGAACCAGAAGATCCTACAATACCTCAACTAAAGTGGATTCAAGAAGGCTCAACTCTGAGCGGCAGTATCGCCGCTGACTATGGTGGTGTTGTTGCTATTAGCGGAGACGGAAATACTATAGCTATTGGATCAGACGGATTTAGTACCAGAAAAGGTAAAGTTAATGTATATAGAAGAGTAAGCTCAACAGTGCCGGGTGCTCAACCACAATGGGTATCATTAGGCCAAGAAATTGTTGGGGCCACCAATTATATGGGCGTTTCATCAATATCATTAAATAATGATGGTACTGTATTAGCTGTTGGTTCTGATGATTGGAATAGTTCTCAGGGCCTGGTGAGAGTATGGTCATGGAATAGTTCAACTAATCAATGGGTTAGAAAAGGAATAAATCTAGTAGGAAGTTTATATTTTGATTGGTTTGGAAGAGTAACAAGACTAAGTAGTGATGGTAATACCATAATCTCAAGCGCTCCACTAAATTACGCATCAACAACATCTGGACAAACAAGTAATACTCCTAAAAAAGGATACGTAAGAGTTCATAGATGGGATGGTTCAAAATGGGTACCAAAAGGAGCAACATTATTTGGAGAAGCTAATGGACATGGTTTTGGTTGGAGTCTAGACATTAGCAGCGATGGAAATACGATAGCTTGTGCAGGAGGGCAATATGTAAAAAGATACGTTTGGAATGGATCAGTATGGGTTTTATCTGGAGATGTTAGAAATAGTATCACAACCCCAAAGCAGAATTTTGGTGAAAAAATCTCCCTAAGTGCCGACGGAAACACGTTGGCTATTGGTAGCCCCGGAAGAACCAGAGTAAGAACCATATCCGCATCTGAACTATTAACAAATCCACCAATTCCTGGTAGTATTGCGGTATATCAATTTATTAATAATACTCCCGTCCAAAAAGGAAGTCCAATACTAGGAGAAGTTAATCTTGATAGGCTTGGTTCGTCTTTTGGCATGAGCAAAGATGGAGAAAAAATAGCAGTTGCGATTGGCGGTGGACTGAAGGACAATACAACAACACTTAGAGTACCATCTAGAATTAGAGTATATGATTATGATAACACAACTAATTCTTGGCAGGCAGAACACACAGAATACCCGACTCCCGCTCTAAGAGACATAGCCTTTGCTAAAGATACTGAAAAATTCATATATGGAACCAGCTCTATTGGTCAAGCATCGGTATACTATAATACTTATGTAATATTGCCACCCTCGGCTCCCAGAGAATTAATTGGAACAGCGGGAGATGCTCAGGTATCTCTGTCTTGGAAAGTTCCAAGTTCTAATGGCGGTGGTATTATAAGTGATTACCTTATTCAGTATAGCTCTAATGGTGGGTCGTCATGGACCACATTTACCGATGCGGTTACATCGAATAGGTCTACCATAGTAACAGGATTAGTAAATAATACATCCTATATATTTAGAGTAGCGGCAATTAATAATCAAGGACCGGGAGCGTTCTCAACAAACTCCGCTCCAATAACACCAATACAAGTACCAGAACCTCCATCGGCACCAAGAAACCCAAATGCCACCACAGGAAATACACAAGTCTCACTTTCTTGGACAATTCCATCATCAGATGGAAGATCGCCCATAACAAATTATATTGTTCAATATAGCTCCAACAGCGGAGCTTCTTGGACAACCTCAAACAATAATGTCGGGACCGCCACATCTACGGTCGTTACAGGATTAACTAATGGCACAGCATATATTTTTAGGGTAGCAGCCCAAAATGCTATTGGTATTGGCCCATACTCTAGTAACTCCAATACAGTAGTACCATTTGCTCCAACAGTCCCTTCGTCACCGGGCAGGCCAAACGCATCACCAAGTAATCAAAGCGTATTCTTGGATTGGCCAGCACCAACAAGCAATGGTGGGTCATCTATTACTCATTATGTTATTCAGTATAGTACCAACAGTGGTCTTACATGGATAACACACGGAATATCATCCGTGGCACAAAACATATTAATTTCTGGATTGACAAATGGAATATCTCATATATTTAGGGTAGCAGCAGTTAATAGTGTGGGCACCAGTAATTATTCGATTAATTCTTATCCTGTAATTCCTACAGTATCTACGCCTACGCCTCCTATCAATGTAATAGCGACCCTACACCCAGAAGAAACATCTGTTGAACTAAGATGGAAAAGCCCAGCCAGCGATGGCGGATCTAATATTGTTGGATACTCCATAGAATATTCCGCCCCACCTCTTGCTGCCACACAAACTATTGCTAGTAACTTGATTCAAATAATTTCACCAATAAATGTTCCTCCAGAAAGCACAATAATAGCCACGGTAACACTTAGAAATTCTGTTGGTTCAACACTATTACTACCCCCATCGGACCCCAACCATTCGGCCAAGGGATCTTATGAGTTTTATGTCAAGGCGATCAACTCCGTAGGAAGTAGTTCTTCTGGAAATCCATCTAACACTATTACTTTATCTACGGTCCCAAATGCTCCAACAAATTTAACAACAGTACCTGGAAATAATCAGATTACCCTATCTTGGAGCGCTCCTTCTTATGATGGTGGCAAACCAGTATTACAGTATACAATTCAGTCCGTGTCAGGGTTTTCTTCGCAAACTATTGGCACATCCACGACCACTACCTTTGTAGCTAGCAATCTAGATCCGTCCATATCGTATACATTTAGGGTAGCGGCTAGAAATGTCATCGGTCTTGGTGAATACTCGGTCACATCCGCGCCAACATCACCGCTAGCACCACCGCCACTACACCCTCTATTTGATACTACTACTTTCACAAACGTTATACGCGCTGCCGATTGGCCCGAATATCCAGCAGCAAGAATAAATAATATGAGAAGCTGGTTAAATTCCGCTGCAACAAAATGGTCACAATACATAGCATACAGTAATAAAGCGAGCAAAAGAATTAGAACTAGTTTAGAGCCTAATTTTAATGGCATAAGACTCAATAGTGTGGAATTTTTTAGTGATCCAGACGACTTTATAGCGGCCTGTGCATTCGATACCGGATTGAGCATAGGATGCTACAGAGAATATTTTAAGCCGATACCTCCTTCTAGACACAGCATTACGGTTGGCTTCTATACACAATATGGACCAGGGCCAGGCGGTCCTGGACAACTAGGAGCCCCATACAATATGGGTCAATCGCCATGGAAATTTATAGCTGGATTACATGATGGCAATAGTATTGCTCTTGCAGCAGTATCTCCAACATTAAGTCCGGAAAAACCTTCTGGATTAGAAACTAGTCATTGGGATAATATACGACAGCTAGTACAAAATAATACCGTAAGTCCCATAACAAGTCCTGGACATCCCGGGCCTCAAATTGGTGCAGTTGTTCCTATGGTTGTTCCTGGATATGATCCTAGCGAAAGCCTGCCCATACAAATACAAAAAGCAAAAGAAGCCGGAGCCATTGCTCTTTTCGTTGCTTGTGATATGGAAGAACGATTCAATAGTCAGGGTGTAGTAACCAGTATTGTACCCGTCCCCTCTCCACCAAATATTGATTACGATCCCGGCATTCTAGTTATGACAGTAAACAAAGCCAGCTTGGACTTCATTCATGATGAAACCCTAAAAGATGGAATAGCGTATTTTTTGGGTCCCAAAAATGCTACTGGATGCGATGACTGCGATCCTATAAACTTCATGGCCGCACCAACATCATTTGACCTATATGTAAACATGGCATACTATTCAAGATATACCGCCGCTCAATGGATAAATGTTATGGTCCATGAGCTTGGACATGCCCTAGGTATAGGGACATTATGGGGTCTTACTCTAGAGAATATATGGTCAATATATGTTACTGATCCTAGAGAAGCACTTCTATTTAAAGAGCATAAAATTAGTACTCAAAATAGTTGTGATATCTCAAATGATACTTTACAAAGATATCCAGGGTATGTGAATGCTACAGAAGCATATTCTAGAGCTGCATATGGAGATGTTAATTCTAGAGGGGCTGTTCCTTTGGAAAAATCTGGAGGTCCAGGAACTTTTGGTGGTCACTGGGAAGACGGCTTTACGAACGAAGGACGAACACTAACAGGAGAACTAACCACTTATAGAGGTATAGTAAACGATATTATGGTAGGCTATTTTGACACAACTGTAAATTATGTAGTTTCTCCCATCACCCTAGGAGCCTTAAAAGATTTTGGGTATCTTGATATTATCAAACCTAATGGAGATGGGAATCCCACTATTCAGGACGCAACAACAACATTATTTACTTCTTTGACTACCGAGCCCGAGAATGCACAACCCAGAGTGAAATTTGGTTGCGGATGCTTGGAGCACTGCAAACATAAAGAAAATATGCCAAAGCCCACACTAATCGGTCCACAAAGAACAACGCCTACTCCGGAAGAAGGGTTGAAATTACCACCATTAGACAATAACACACAGGAGAACATATAAAATGGAAGATTTTACAATCACACTAGAAAAGTTCAGTGTCTCGTTTTCTGTGCCTCGCGGCCTAGATATAGACATCACTACAGTACTATCCTATACCGAAAAACTAAATACGCTAACAGACCAAGAAGTGGTAGAATATCTAGCTAGTCTTGGTTGTATTGATATCTCGATTCTCTAATACTCAAAATCAATTTTTTTGTCCAATTTTGATTTGGTGTATTTAACTATAAGAGAGAGAACGCCAATGATGATCAAACCCGGTTATAAAACTAGTGAATTCTGGTTTACTCTTGTTAGTTTTGTTTTTAGTGGACTATATCTGCTTGGTCTAATAGGAGATGTGGCACAAAAAGATGAACTAATATCGAATGTCAGTCATGCTGTTGAGTCGTGCATTTTAATTGGTGGCCAGCTACTAGTCTTATATAAGTATATTAATAGTCGTAAAGAGATAAAACAAGCTTGGTGGAGCACCCCGAATAAAGAAGAATTGGTTATAGAAAATATTAATAATGGAGATATCAAACATGAGCCTAATAGATCTTCTAAAACCAGAACTAGAAAATCTGGTAAGAGAAAGCCAAACAGCACTAAAAGAAGTTAAAAGAGTAGCAGTTGCTCAAGCATGGAAAATACTACAACTAGCTGTTGCTAGAACTATTCAAGTTATTGAAACTACAGCTATAGGATTAGCTGGTAAAGATAAAAAAGCCGTAGCTATGGAATTACTATCAAAGTTTTATGATAGTGTTTTTATAGTCGTAGACATTCCTTTTGTTCCAACTATCGTCGAGCCTATAATACATAGGTATGTCAAGACGTTCTTGATGATCCTTGTTGGTTCCACAATAGATGCTATGGTCACAACTTTTAGACAAACCGGCGTTTTTACGGATCCCAACAATCTAGACCCAAACCAAGACATAGTTCCTAAAGTTTCAGAAAAATAAGAGGACCAAAATGAATTTTACCGAAACCTTTGATCAATTTAGTAGTAGAGTTGGCCCCAGAGACCTAGCATTATATGCTGGTGTTGGACTAGCGCTATGGGTAATCTTTAAAGATAAGCTTAGTCCAGTGCAAAAAATTATTCTCGATGTGACCAATAAAGCAAAAGCTCTTTTATCCACAAATAAAAGTAGTGTGATATCTTCTTTGCCGGTTGCAACCACAGTCGTTCCTGTTCCTGCTAAATCAAACGATTCGGCTGCAAGTACGGAGGATATTTTCTTTAGGCTAATAGTATCATGGAAACAAACCCGCGACCTAGCGGTTCAGAGCAAGTGCGAAGAGGCTGTTCGCGTTGCTGACGAAATGTTTCCTTTTTTAAGTCCAAACGTTTGTCAAGGAAAAAAGGTTAATTCAAATGAGTAAAAAAATATTACTAGCCATAGCTGCTCTGCTCGTTTTAATTGGATATTCAAAACTAGACTTGTCTTTTTTAGGGAATGTGCTCAATCCAGCAAGAGTTGTAGACAGTAGGGTGAGCGTTGCGGAGCCTTCGGATCCAGAACTGAAAGAGAAATGTCTTGATGTTGTTAAGGCGTTCAAGAATGGCAGTTCTTCCAGAACAAAAGATGCCAAAAGACTGGGCGATCTTTATGTTGATTTAGCAACACTAATAGAGTTGGAGGGCGATAATACTGTTGTAAAAACTACAGATGAAATTAGAGGAGCTAATTCTTTATCTGGCACTATGCTAAGGATGAATATAAAAGGGGACTATCCAGACCTAGCCCAAGCCACAAATGGGGTTGTGGTAACTGCTATAGGCCAGGATAATATTGTATTAAATGCGGAGCTTAGAAAAAGATCAGCAGAAGCTTTCATGGCTTTAGCGTGGGCTTGTTACGAAGGATCAAAATAATGGCTAGATATTCTTCTAAAGATCTGTATGATATGTATCGTGGTGGGTATTCTGGTTGTATTTGGGAACCAGCACACTTTGAGTACATGATGACTAGTCTTAAACACCCTTTGTTTGGTGATGCTAGTAGAAAAATAAAAAATAGTGGCAAAGGCAAATTATCAACACCATATAAAAGTGTGTTAAAATTTGATAAAAATCCATATAATGAACGTCAAACTACTGGAGACTGTGTGTCTCATGGAACACGAAATGCTTGTGATGTTTCTAGAGCAGTAGAAATAGATATTCATTCCGAAAGAGAGTCGTGGATAGCCAGGGGTGCAACAGAAGGTATTTACGGATATAGGGGTCATGGTGGACAAGGCATGAGCTGTAGTCGAGCCGCAGAATTTGTGAGCAGGGCTGGTGGTATTTTAGTGAGAAAAAACTATCCTGGAGTTATTGATTTTAGTAAATACAATAGCAATATAGGTAGCGGCTGGGGAGTAAGAGGAGTCCCTGATGGGGTTTTGGATCTCGCTAATGATCATCAAATTAAAACAGTTAGTCTATTAAAAACAGTAGAAGAAGCTAGAGATGCTCTTGCTAATGGCTATGGAATAGCCGTATGTTCTGGACATGGATTTTCCTCAACAAGAGACAAAAAGGGATTTGCAAGAAAAAGCGGAGGCTGGGCTCATTGTATGGCTTGGATAGCCTGTGATGACACTGGGTCGGAACCGGCCTTTTTAGTGCAAAACAGTTGGGGCAAATGGAATGATGGTGGACATCCAGATTGGGGTCCTATTCCAGACGGATCGTTTTTAATTAGGGCTCAAGACGCTGCGGATATGTTGGCCCAACAAGGCTCGTATGCGTTTAGTCAATTCGACGGCTTTCCTGTACAAAAACTTCCTTCTTATGGTTTTGAGGATTATTTATGAGACTATTAGATAAGATTGCTTTAAATAGACTAATTTCTTTAATTACTAGTTTTATTTTGGGTGTTTTAAAAATTTTTGCACCACAAATCAAAACAGATGCTGTTGATACCGATGATAGATGGTTGCCCAATATTAGAAAAAAACTTAAGAGAAAAAAGCAATGAAATTTTTCCTACCATCAATATTAATTGCCGCTACAATATTCGGCCTGTATGATTATAATGGTTCAACAACCGCTGTGGTTACTTTAGTTGGCGCCCACATTAAGGCTCTAGATAATCCGCTAAGTGTTAAATATAAAAGAAAAGATTGTCCTGTGTGCGAAGGTAAGGGCTGGTATTTAAGTGGTGACGGCATTAAAAGAGTAGATTGCGGATATTGCGAGCAAGAAAAAGACAAAGCACAGGAGCAGTCAAAAAGCACGGATAAAACAAAAGTTATTAGAAGATAGTTAAGCGATAAGAATTATCTGTGGTGTATTTAATTAAGAATAAATATAAATACCCTATTTTAGTACTGGTTATATTATGAAAAATGACGAAAGCCAGAAACTCAAACTAATAGCAGAAAAAGTTTTAGCAAACGCAAAGTTATCTCAAACAGAAAATTTTGGTAGTGTTATTGCTATACTAATGATTATTAGTATTATACTAACTGCTGTCAGAGTTTTACAAGAATGCAATAAATCAAAAGCTTCTTCTCTAGCAAAAGAAGACAAGTATTCCTTATATGGTCAAGAAATAAAATTGTTCAGTTCAAGAAGAGGCTGGTTTACTCGTATGAGACTAAAAAAGATTATACGAAAAGAGCTAAATAAAGAAGACTACAACAAGTATTCTTTGGTCTTGGTCGAGGCGATTTTAGCAACAGGAGAGTCTCTCAAGGAAGATGAAATTATTACATTAGTGGAGGCGGCACATGTTTAGTATTCTGGTCTGGTGTGTTTATGGTATTTTTGTCGGCAGTATAGCAAAAACAATAGTACCAGGAGAAGAGAATTTTGGTTTTGTAAAAACAGTAGTTCTCGGGGTTGCGGGATCATACGCCGGAGGTATAATAACTTACCTCCTCGGAATGACTCCACTGGAACCATCTGGTATCATTATGGGTGTTGTCGGGGCGGTATCCGCTCTCGTTCTATATAATAAATTATCACAACCCAAATCATAACACTATGCGTCCGGACTGGACTAATTATTTCCTTGGATTAGCCAAGGTTGTTTCTCAACGCAGTCACGACATACACACCCAGCACGGTTGCGTAATTACTGACCAAAATAATAGAATTCTTGGCGTGGGATACAATGGATTTCCAAAAGGACTAAAAGATAAAGAATTACCAACACAAAGACCAGAAAAATATCACTGGATGGTACATTCTGAGCGCAATGCTTTATCTAATTGTGTCATAAGGCCAGATAATGGAATAGCCTATGTCACCGGACAATGCTGCAATGACTGCATAATTGCTCTGTGGCAAGAAGGAATTAAAAAAGTTATTATGATTGATGATCATGGCACACAACTTTTTAATGATGAGGCGAAAGAAAGATTTGATACTTTTATTCGAATGAGCGGGATGACAATAGAAAAAGTAGAACCAGATCTTTCTTGGCTAGGACATATCGTCGGTGTATAAGGATATAACCTAAGAAGAAATATTTAAAAATCATATGGTAACAACAAAATGAATTCGGACTATATTTGTTACCCATCTAATTCATTCATTCAATTCTGAACTATCTAGGAGATATTATGTCAGCGATTCAAGAGTTACAAAATTATACTTTCGTTAGTAAGTATGCAAGATGGCTAGAAGACAAGAATCGCAGAGAAACATGGAAAGAGGCGGTAGACAGAGTTAGAAACATGATGCACTCAAAGTATGGTGAGCTTGGCATCACAGAAGAAATCGACTGGGCCTACGATATGATGTATAAGAAGAAGGTTCTTGGTAGTCAAAGAGCCCTACAGTTCGGCGGAGACCCAATTCTAAAGAGACATGCAAAAATCTATAATTGCACTAGCTCATATTGTGATCGTTTAAGATTCTTTCAAGAGTGTTTTTGGTTATTGCTTTGTGGTAGTGGCACGGGATTTAGCGTTCAAAAGCATCACGTCGCTAAACTCCCAACTCTAGAACACGATATAGAAGATCCTAATCAAGGCACAAAATATGTGATAGAAGATAGTATAGAAGGATGGGCGGACGCATTAGGCGTTTTATTAAGCTCTTACTTTAGCAAGCCTATCGAAGAATTTAAGATGTACAAAAATACTTATGTGGTTTTTGACTACTCTAATATCAGACCCAAGGGTTCGGATCTTAGTTCGGGAGTTGGCAAAGCCCCTGGTTTTGAACCTCTAGCCAATGGTCTAGAAAAGATCAGAACACTATTAGATAGATGCTTAGCTAACGGACAAAAAAAACTTAGACCTATTGATGCGTATGATATTATTATGCATAGTAGCGATGCTGTTTTATCTGGTGGTGTTAGAAGAAGCGCATCATTGGCATTGTTCAGTCACGACGATGAGGAAATGGCCAAGGCAAAAACCGGCAACTGGTATATTGATAATCCACAAAGAGCAAGAAGTAATAATTCCGCATTGCTCTTAAAAGACGGAACTACCTTTGAAGAGTTTAATACTCTAATGACTAGCGTTAAAGAATTTGGCGAGCCTGGATTTATCTGGAGTGATTCCACAGAGATGACATTTAATCCGTGTGTTGAAGTAGGCATGTGGCCAGTAGACGAGCAAACTGGCAAATCTGGTTGGCAGGGCTGCAATCTGTCCACAATAAATTGTTCTTCCATAGAAAACGAAGAAGACTTTTATGAAAGATGCAGAGCAGCAGCTATTATTGGTACTTTACAAGCAGGCTTTACCAAGCTAGACTATTTGGGAGAAAATAGTTGCAGAATCTTTGAAAGAGAAGCTCTCTTGGGCGTTTCTTTAACAGGAACGATGGAGAAGCATGATCTTGTGTTGTCTGAAAAAGTCCTAAGAAGCGGCGCTAAGATAGCCGTAGAAACAAATAAGGAAATATCAAAGAAAATCAAAATTAATCAAGCGGCTAGAGTGACTTGCCTAAAACCAGAAGGCACTAGTAGTAGTATGCTAGGTACTAGTTCTGGCATCCACCCACACCACGCCAAACGATATATAAGGCATGTTCAGGCGAATGTTTTAGAAGCACCGTACCAGTACTTTAAAAAGTTTAACCCCCAAGCCTGTGAAAAGTCTTGTTGGTCAGCTAATAATACAGACGAAGTGGTTAAGTTTCCTATAGAGGTGCCTGACGGTGCCAAATTAAAGAATCAACTTCCGGCAGTAGAAATGCTACAAGTGGTCAAAGATACGCAAAAAAATTGGGTTTATTCTGGTAAAAATAAAGCATTATGCACTCAGGAATACTTAAGTCATAATGTTAGTAATACTGTCACAGTCAAGCCCGACGAGTGGGAGAGTGTTACTAAATACATTTATGATAATCGTAAGTATTTTGCAGGAATATCTTTGATTCCACAGAGCGGAGATAAAGACTACCCACAAGCCCCATTCACCACAGTCTATACAAGCAGAGAGATAGTTAAGGAATACGGCGATGCTGCTTTATGGTGCTCTGGTTTAATAGAACTAGCTTTGGATGCTTTTGATAATAATCTTTGGGCCGCATGCGATTATGTGTCCATGAATCAGGCTAAAGATAATGATGATATTAAAAAGCTTACATTTGTTACCAAGATGAAGAATTTTGCTGGTAAATATTTTGGTGGCGATGCTCGTAGACTCACGTACTGCATGAAAGACGTATATAATTGGAAAATATACTGTGATCTGTTTAATAGCTTCAAGAAGGTTGATTATACACAACTATTAGAAACAGAGGACAATACCGTAGGAATAGAAGAGATTAGTTGTGCTGGTGGCGCATGTCTAATTTAATTACTATTCGTCAAAGGGTAACCATTGAGAAAAAATAATAAAGCTAAGAAGAAAAAAGTTATAGATGCAACCAACGACATAACATCAAGCGGTGCTATCTATAGGAATAGATTAAAGCCAAGAAGCGAGAACCAAAAAGAATATATTAGAACTATAGCAGAAAATACCATTACCTTTTGTCAAGGGCTTGCCGGAAGTGGTAAAACCCATATTGCTATAGGTATGGCTCTAGAGTATTTATTGGAAGAGAAGGTTAGTAGAATTATTATTACTAGGCCGGTAATCGAGGCTGGTGAGAAGATAGGCTATCTGCCCGGAACAGCGGAAGAAAAACTACACCCCTATCTATTACCAATATTAGATGAAATCAATCACTTTATACCTATTGCTCAGTATGTGAGTCTAAAAACAAATAATAAGATAGAGGTTGTTCCTCTAGGATTGATGAGAGGTCGCAATTTTCATAACTGTTTTATAGTCGCTGATGAGTGTCAGAACGCATCTTATGAACAGCTAAAAATGTTACTGACTAGAGTGGGAATGAATAGTAAACTAGTACTAACCGGCGACGTTGGACAGTCTGATTTGGCTAGGCATGCTCAGGGAGGATTTTTATCATTAATTCAAGCTTTGGACGGCGTTGAGGGTATAGGACTAGGAAAATTAGAGTCTGGTGATATTGTAAGAAATCCAATAATCGCCAAGATTCTTAGTAGATTAGAAAATCACGAGAATGGACCCAAAACATACTAGATGTCTATTAGTTAATGCGGACTATAGCCCTCTCGGTATAATGTCGTGGAAGAGGGCTATGGTCTGGTCTATGAGATATGAAAATAATAATAAATATGGCATAGAGGTCATAGACTTTTATAAAAATGATTATATTGTGGGCGTTGATAAAAAAATACCCATACCCGCAGTAGCAAAGACAAAAAGATTTTTTAAAATCAACACACAGCCAGTTAATTTCTCTAGGAAGAATATTTTTGTTAGAGATAATTATTCATGTCAATATTGTGGGCAGCTTTTTGATACTAATCAATTAACCTATGATCATGTTGTTCCTAAGTCTAAATGGTCCGACCCAAATCATTCGCCCACAAATTGGACAAACATAGTCACAGCATGCGTGTCTTGCAACAGGAAGAAGGGTAATAGAACGCCCAAAGAAGCTAATATGCCCTTGATGAATAATCCCATCGTACCAAATAAGAACCTTCGTTACTTGCCAATACTCCACAATCTGCTTAGAATAAAGGAAGAGATCCCGGAAGAGTGGACCTTTTATCTACCACAATCTTTTAGTTCATAATGCCTACATATTCATATACATGCGGTAATTGCTCTTGCGATTTTGAGCTTTTTTTATATATCAAAGACTATACCGAACATCCAAAGTGCATTCATTGCGATAGCAATAATACTCATAGAGAATACGCAAAAGATGTTATCACACAAAGCGCGTCTGTAAGAAAGTCAGATAATGAGCTAAAAACTATAGGTGATTTAGCAAAGAGGAACTCAGAAAGAATGAGTGATGACGAAAAAGTACACCTTCATCAAAAACACAACTCTTATAGAGAAGATGGACCACAAAAAGAACTTCCAAGAGGAATGAGCAGAATTAAAAAACAACCCAAGCCCGTTTGGCCAGGATCAAAAGGCAAAAATAAAAGGAAACCTAAGATATGAGTGATATTTTTGAGATCAATCCAACGAAAGAAAAAAATACAGCCGAATATGAGTATTATACCGTCTTGGGTAAGCACGCCTTTTTAGACGAAACAAAGAACCCAAGAGTAGAAGATCAAAAAAACTCATTAGCGTATATAAAGAATGCTGAACACGAAAAACAATACTATATCAAAGTTGGCCTGTATGGGAAGATATATAATCCAATAGGTCTTTATTCGGAGGGTAGAGCGAATAAATTTTTGTCTAAGGTGGGCAAGGCAGAATATAACTTTACCAGAGTAAACCAAAAGGTTTTTGATATGTATATCAATTTCTTAAGGACAAAAAATATTGCTTGGCTCAATAACGCAGAAAGGGAACTGGCATGAAAAAGAAAACAGAAAATAATACACTAAGATATGCTGCTCTGTATCTTCAAAATGAAGGAAGAACACCAGATCAAATAGCCGAAGAGTTGGGGATCGCTGTAAAAGAAGTAAAGTCTCTTACTAAGACTGCTAGCTCAAAGCAAACAAAATCATCGGATAATATCAAAACAACCTCGTCTCCTGTTAATAGTAAAAATCTAATGATTACTCAAACAGAAGCTAAGAAGATAAAGTCCGTAGCTATCATGACCAAAGCAGCCTCGGAAGTAAATGATGAGTTTAAGAAAGGTCTCGGACCCACGGTGTCACGAACCGGCAAGGACGCTATTTTTAGACCAAACAATAAATGAAATACATATCCAAGTATTCCAACAATAAGACCGTTACCGCTGCCCAATATATCACAGAAATTATTTGTGAGAATAAAGCAAAAAAAGATGGTAAAGATCTTCATTTCAGATTTTGGTCTAGTAAAGAATGGTCAGCATATTACAGAAATCAGATAGCAACAGCAAACCAACTGGTTACCAAATATCCAGAGAAGGCTATAGTAAATGCTCTGAAAAACAAGAAAGCGGAAAAAATATATTCGTTGCGAGCGCCACACCTTATCGCTATCATAGAGCAAGAGGTTTTGTTGCTGGAAGCAGCCAACAAAGACTTGTCGAAAAATTACGACAGAACAGAAACAAAAACATTCAAACAGAACCAAAATAATAAAAATATATTATCGAAACTAAAGGAAATAGAATGAGTGCAACCAGCCTAAAAGACGACGTAACAAAACAGTTTGGTTCAGATATTATGCTGTCCGCTAGTGCTCTCGTGGATAGAAAAAATGTTATAATTCCGGTAAGTCCATCACTAGATATAATCTTGAGTGGCGGTGTGCCTGAAGGAAGTTTTGTTATTTTAACCGGGCAACCCAAGTGCGGAAAAACAACAACCTCTCTAGACTTCGCCGCTACAGCACAAAAACCAGAATATCAGGGAGACCTAAAAAAGCCTAGGCATGTGTATTACCTAAATATTGAGGGTAGATTGAAAAAGAGAGATCTTGAAGGAATACCTGGGCTTGATCTTTCTAGATTTGATATTATTGGTAGTCAACAGGGCAAGATTCTACACGCGGAAGAATACCTACAGATAGCAGAGAGAATTATTAATGAGGAACCCGGAAGCGTTTTGATTATAGACTCATACTCTGCTCTGTGTACCGAAGCTGAAATTACATCAGATATGGACAAGATGCAAAGAGCAGACGGAGCAAAACTATTGGCAAAATTCTGTAGAAAAGTTGCTAATGTTATTCCGGTTAATAAAAATATCGTGATAGGGATCACGCACTTGATGGGAAATCCAACAGGATACGGTGCTGAATTCAAGGAAAAGTCTGGACAGGCTATCGCCTATCAAACAGATATTAAGCTCAGGGCAAAGACATTTAAGCCGTGGCTCCTTGGTGCCGATAACACACAAATCGGGCAAGAGATCGAATGGCAGGTCGCTTGCTCGGCGCTTGGTCCTCCTGGGGCAACTATAACATCATACATTAGATATGGACAGGGCATAGACAAATGTATGGAATTAATTAGTCTTGCTGTTGATCTAGGATTAATCAATAAGGGAGGTGCGTGGTATACTATTGATGGTGTCAAAGAAAAGTTTCAAGGAACAGAAAAGCTTAGAACTTATTTTTTGGAAAACCATGAAGAATACAGCAAGTTGCTAAAGTCCGTTAAAGAAATGATGGGAACAAAGTATTAATATGCAGATTCAGTCTTTGGATGGTTTAGTTCAAAACTGGCAGTTGACAGGATACACCTCCCACGCTAGAATAGAGCGTAAGTCCTCTTTCCATTTGATAGCAAGAGAGTTGCTCAAAAAGCAATACCCGACGCTTCAGATCCTAGAAGAGGTTACTATACCATTAAAAAAATCAGAAGTTGCATATTTGGATTTTTATATCCCGTTATTGAAACGAGCAATAGAAGTGCATGGAGAGCAACACTATAAGTTTACGCCATTTTATCATGCTAATCAGCTAGCATTCCTAAAGGCACAAAAAAAGGATAGAGAAAAAAGAGAGTGGTGCGAGATAAATGGTATCAAGTATATTGAATTGCCATATAGTGAGACTCAGGAACAGTGGACAGAAAGAATTGAAAAATGACATCTACACAAACAACATCAGACCAAGTAGGCTACTGGGATAATATCCTAGATGAATACGAACAGGGAATAGGTTTGCCAAAGTACGCCTCAAATACTTTTGGGGAAACTGAGCTGAACCAATACTTGACAATGGATAGAACCGCCATAGAAAAACTATCCCCCGAGGACTGCGCCCAAATATCTTATAGATTAGGTCAATTTGCCTTTCATGTTCAAAGAACAGCAAATAGAGAAATGGCCAGACTAAACTGGGCAGAAGAAAGCATGAAGGAAGTAATCGCAGACGAGCTGAATAATTATAAGGGATATGGGTATGCTGAAAAGTCCTCTCAAGCAATAAAGCATAATGACAAAGCACACTCCCTGAATAAAATAAAAAAATACGCCAAGCAAAGATCAGATAGGCTTTATTTCCTAGCCGCCTCAATCAAGAATTTGTCCGATATACTAATATCTATTCAAAAAACAAAGGTAAAACATCATGGATCTTGATCCAACCAATCCAGAACAAATAAAGCTTTTAATTAGTATGCTGCAAAGCATGCTTCCAAAAGAAGAACAGCCATCAAAAACTCAAACCACAGATAGAAAGGTTGATGAATTCGACAACCCGAATATCAAAACCAAGAGCACCAAAATTCCCGGCGCTCGTCAAAATAAGTTTCTGTCTATGCCCGAAATGAATATGCATAAGGCGGATGTTAAAATTGATCAAAAACTAGCTACCCAGCCACCTTCTCCAAGGACCAGATCTTTTGAGCCTGTTGAGGTAAGGTGTAGAGCATGCGGGAAAAAAGAAAAAGTCAATCCTGCTATCCTCGATTCCGTGGATAGATATAAATGTAACAAGTGCTCAACGATGGCTGGTGGTTAAAAAATATGTCAACAATTTTAGCAGATCCTTCGGCAGAACGCGCCGTATTGTCCGGTATTTGTAAATATGGCGAAGAAGTATATCTTGATATAGCTGATATTATTCAGGACTCTTCTTTTACTATAGATAGTAATAGTATTATTTTTAAGTGCGTAAAAGAGCTTTGTGAAAAGCAAAACGCAAAGAAAATAGACATAGCGTCGATATACTCTGTTGCTCAAGAGCTTGGGGTCTCTCATGTTCTATCTAGAAAAGACGAGACGCAGCATCTTAGGGCTGTATTGGATTTTCCAGTACATAAAGAGAATGTTCGTAAGTTAGCAGCAAAAATCAGAAAATTAGAAATAGCTAGGCTTTTAAGGGAGCAGCTTGAATTAGCACAAAATAAAATTTTAGATGTAAATGGCACAGAGCCAATATCTTCTATTATCGGACTAGCCGAAGATAGCATCTTCAATTTTACTTCCTTGTTGAGCGATTCTGATAGTGGTCCAGAACAGATCGGGTCTACCATAGAAGACTATGTAAAGTCTCTAGAAGAGAATCAGGTTGATCAGATCGGCATACCAACGGGATTTCCTGTATATGATCAGGCTATTGGTGGAGGCTTAAGAAAAGGCACAGTAAATGTTATAGCCGCTAGACCAAAAACAGGAAAAACGCTACTGTCCGATAACATGGGTAGAAATATTGCAGTGGCGGGAATACCGGTACTCAATATGGATACAGAGATGGCCAAGGAGGATCATATTAATCGTATACTCGCCATGAGTACTGAGATCGAGATTAATACGATAGAAACTGGTAGATTTTCTGATTCACCAGACAAGAAAAATAAAATAGGAAAGGCTGTTCAGGAGCTTAAGAATTTAAGACTATATCACAAAAGTATAGCCGGAAAGCCTTTTGAGGATCAGCTCGCTATTATGAGAAGGTGGTTGGTTAAGGAGGTTGGACTAAATGATGACGGAACAGCAAAGGATTGTGTTATCTTTTATGACTATTTAAAGCTAATGGATAGTGCCGGTATAAGCCAGGATATGAAAGAGTATCAAGTTCTCGGCTTTATGATGACATCACTACATAATTTTGCTGTTAGGTATAGAGTACCTATCGTGGCATTTATACAGCTAAACAGAGACGGCATAACAAAAGAAAGTACAGATACAGCGTCTGGATCAGACAGAATCATCTGGCTTTGTAGCAACTTCAGTATATTTAAACGAAAGAGCGATGAGGAAATAGCAGAAGATGGTCCGACTGAAGGCAACAGAAAACTTATTCCGTTAATTAGTAGGCACGGCGGAGGACTAGACGATAATGACTATATTAATTGTCATATGAAAGGTTGGTGCGCAAAAATTACAGAGGGTAGAACCAAACTGGAAATAGCAAATAACGTTGGCAAAGACAAAAAATCTAATGGATTTAATATAGAAGAAGATGGGAATGGCAGCTCAGAAACAATACCGTTCGTATAATCAAAAGCAACTTAAAGTAGTATGCGACAGATTATGTGATAATATAGATGATCTTTTGGAATACTTGGGTGTCTCATCGGATATTAGACAAAACGGCAAAATGCTTGTCGGGCGCTGTCCTATACACGATGGAGATAACACCACTGCGTTTAATATATACCCAGAAGGCGACCACTACAGAGGTAACTGGAAATGCAGAACGCATAATTGTGAAAAGGTTTTTAGGTCTTCTATTATAGGATTTATTCGCGGGGTTTTATCTCATAAAAAATATGGCTGGTCAAAATCAGGAGACCAGACAGTATCTTTTCAAGACACCGTAGAGTTCGTTGAAAACTTCTTGGACAATAAGATAGACGATATCCAAATCAATAAAACAGAAGTAGAAAAAGCAAAATTTGCTAATATAATCAGCAACATAATTCCAAATTCCGATAAGATGGTAAGAACGGTTAAAAGAAGCCATGTTAGAAAAACGCTACAAATACCAGCAGAATATTTTATCGGTCGCGGATTCAGCAAAGAAATACTAGACAAGTACGATGTCGGACTATGCACAAACAAAACCAAAGAAATGTTTGGTAGGGTTGTGGCACCCATATATGATAATGACTATAAATATTTAGTGGGGTGTACTGCTCGTAGCGTATGGGAAAAATGTCCTCATTGTGGGTCATACCATGATCCTGGTCTAAGTTGTCCGTCCGATTCGGATAGGTGGAAATACTCTAAGTGGAAACATAATTATGAATTTAAGAGCCAAAACCACCTGTATAACTTCTGGTTTGCCAAACAACATATACTAGAATCTACGAAAGTGATATTAGTAGAAAGTCCTGGTAATGTGTGGAGACTAGAAGAAGCTGGCATTCATAATTCTGTTGGTATGTTTGGTTCTTCTTTGAGCGATAGACAGAAAATAATACTTGATGGTTCTGGAGCAATGCATATTATAGTCTTAACGGACAATGATGAGGCCGGGAATAAAGCGGCAGAAGCGATTAAGGATAAGTGCAAAAACACATACAAAGTTACTAGAATAAATATATCCAAAGCTGATGTTGCAGAAATGAGCGTAAAAGAGATAGAACAAGAAATTAAGCCTAAACTAGCGAGCATTATATGACAAAAATTTTAGCGTTTTCTGGCAGGAAGCAATCCGGTAAGACAACCGGCTCTCAGTATGTAGAGTCTATTATAGATGGGAATGGACTATCGGTAAGTCATAAGATTTATAATTTTGCCGATCCTTTGAAAGAAGACATCTGTATGAATATATTGGGTCTTACGTATGATCAGTGCTATGGCTCTGATGAAGACAAGAACACCATGACAAATTTGGTATGGGAAAACGAAAAACTAACAGCCAGAAGAGCTATGGAAGTAATAGGAACAGACATATTCCGTAGTCTATATACCGAAGTTTGGGTAGAAGCCACAATGAGAAAAATCCAAAGAGACAATGCTGATTTAGCTATTATTCCAGATTGTAGATTCCCCAACGAGATTGAAACCATTCTATCTGCTGGAGGATATGTAATCAGACTAGATCTAGACCCATTTAACTCTCAGTCTAATAGTGAAAAGGCACTAGATAAGGACGTATATGATTGGTCAAGATTTAGTCTCGTCATAAACAATAGCTCCATGACAATGGCCCAAAAAAATCAAAACATACTAGCTTTTCTATCAGATAAAGGAATATTACCATTATAATTACGTATTTTCGCAGTAGCTCCTTTAATGCACATAATATGTGCGAACAGCAATATTTTATTGAATATGTGCTAGGACTAAGAGGCCCATCAAATAAAAAAGCTGATAAAGGAACCATAGTACATAAAGTATTAGAGCTATTAGCTATAATCAAACAGAGCCAACAGGACAGTATTCCTTCTTTTGATGACGAAGTTGTTGGGCTCGTTAATGTATCAAAATATAATCTAGACACGCTGATACAAAAAACATACAAGTATTATACAGATAGGTTTTCTCACCATACATGGGAACCCAAAGACTATAAGGATTGCCACGCCTGGACATATAAAGCAATACAATATCATGAAGGAGCTTTTGATCCAAGAAACAGAGAAATAGTTTGTCCAGAACAACACTTCGACATAGTAATCAATAAGCCGTGGGCAGCCTATAGTTATGATACAGACGAAGGTAAGCTTGATGGTAACTTGGCATTAAAGGGGACTATTGACTTAATTACAAAGGTCAACGATAATACCTTGGAGATAGTTGATTGGAAAACGGGACGTAGACTGGATTGGGCCACCGGTAAGGAAAAAACACCAGAAAAATTACAGAGTGATCCTCAGCTAATGATATACCATTATGCTATTAGTCAGTTATATCCTCAATATGATCATGTAATAGTAACCATCTATTTTATCAATGATGGCGGTCCATTCTCTATACTTTTCGATAAAACAGACCTAGCAAGAACAGAGCAGATGCTCCAGAAGAAATTTGAAATAATCAAACAAACAAGACAGCCCAGACTTAACAAAACATGGATGTGTAGTAAGTTGTGTCATTTTGGAAAAACAACATTTCAGGACAGCACCAAGGTTTTGCCTATCATAGAGTACAGAGACCACCAGACCTGTAACAAAGACTCTTTTATGACAAAGTGTGAACAAATTAAACACGATGTTGAAATAAAGGGTATGAAATCTGTGGTTTCTGAATATAAAGCAGACAACCATTCTTTTGGAAAGTATAAAGCACCCGGAAGCGCCGAATGAAAAACTATATACCATTGCATTGTCATTCTATGTATTCTTTATTGGACGGCCTAAGTAAGCCATCTCAGATTGCAGAGAGATGTTTAGAGATAGGGGCTAGGGCCTGCGCACTAACGGATCATGGCAATATAGCCGGATCAATTAAGTTTTTTAAAGAAATGAAGTCCGTTGGTATAAAGCCAATACTTGGTTGTGAAATCTACTTGTGTGATCAGGACGTAGAAATTAGAGACAAGTCAAACAAGGAATTGACCCATTTTATTGTGCTGGCAAAAAACCTCAAGGGGTGGCAAAATCTGATTCGTTTAGTTTCAGAGTCCAACCGTCCAGACTTTTATTATCACAAGCCCAGATTGACTCTGGAGGCTCTTGGTGAGTTCTGTGATGGCAATATGTTAGGTATGTGCGGACACTTAGGTTCATTATTGGCCGATAAAATTGTAGACAATAATCAAATTAATCCGGACTGGAAAAATATAGGCATAAATCTAATTGGTAGATTAAAAGATATATTTGGTGCAGAAAACTTTGTTCTTGAAGCCCAATTGATGGACTATGAGAATACTCCTATACAAAAACAGCTTACCGACATAATTAGGGCTCTTGGTAAACACACCAACACTACAGTAGTATGTACTCCTGATGCTCATTATGTTAGAAAGTCCGACGCATCAGACCAAAGAATACTTCTTTGTAATAACCTAAAAACAACCATGCCAGAAATTAGTAGAAAGATTAATAATGGCGAAGACTTGCCGATGGGATGCTTTTTTACATCAGATAATTTTCATATCCTATCCCAAGAAGAAATGTCTAGACTACACACAGAAGAAGAAATAGAAAACACGAATATCGTAGCGGATATGTGTGAAGAGTACGATATAACGAGTAGACCCAGACTACCCCCGTTTGATTGCGAATCTCCAGACGAGTATCTGAGACAACTGTGCAGAAATGGCTGGCGTAATAAAATACAAGATAAGATTAGCAAAGAAGATCAAGATAAGTATATTGACAGAATCAAATATGAGTTAGATGTTTTGCAGGGGGCTGGATTATCTAGTTATTTTCTTATAGTTCAAGACATAGTTAATTATGTTAGAAACAATAATTGGCTTCCCGGTCCCGGTAGAGGTTCGGCTGCTGGCTGTTTAGTTTCTTATCTAATAGGCATAACCGGAATAGATCCACTACAATACAATCTGATCTTTGATAGATTCTATAATTCTGGTAGAAATACCAAGGATAGAGTCAGTATGCCCGATATAGACGTTGACGTACCAATTAATAAGAGAGAAAATGTTATATCTTATATTAAGGATAAGTACGGCGACCAGCAAGTATCTCAGATGGTGACTTTTAATACGATTAAGGGCCGCGGAGCAATTAAAGACGTATTAAGGGTATACGGTAATATTAGTTTTGACGAAATGAATAATATTACTAGAAACATACCGGACGAAGCTAAGATCGCAGACGAACTACAAGAAATGAAAGACGAAACCGGCGATGCCTCTATCATTAGATGGGCTCTAGAGAATCAGGCCGAGAAACTCAAAGACTGGTGCTACGTTGACGAAAATAATGAATTACAAGGACCTCTTGCCAAAAGATTCGAACAAGCTATAAGATTAGAGGGCACCAAAGTCAATCAATCAAAACACGCTGCTGGAGTCGTTATCGCAGACAGCGATTTATCAACAATATGTCCTATGATTTATGATACAAAAACTAAAACCAGAATCGCTGGTATGGAAATGGAAGATCTAGAATCAATAGGAGTTGTTAAGTTTGATATTTTAGGTGTAGCTATGTTAGATAAAATTATGTTAATTTCAGATTACCTCAAGAAAGGAGTTTCTAATGAAATTTCATGAAGTTGCGGTTGGTGACAAGTTCAAGTTCAATAACCAGGAATACGTAAAGGTTCCAGAAGTTAGAGTTAGTTGTTGTAAGATCTCTTGCAATGCCGAACTTGCCGGTACAGCAGAAAAAGTAGTTTTAAAGCCACTAGACGAAGTAGAGAAGATTGACCAGTAATGCTAACTAAAAAAATCTGTGTTTTCGATATGGAGACGGACGGATCCGATCCAAACGTATGTAGTCCGGTTCAAATATCCGCAGTTATTGTGGATCCTGTTAAGTTAGAAGTGGTCCCAGGCTCAGAATTCAATATCTTCTGCAAACCAGAGGTTATGGAAGCATCTGCGGACTACAAATACGAAACAGATATACTGGGCTTCCATGCTAAGGTTAGGGGGTGTTCAGAGGAAGAAATATATAAGCAATGGCAAAACTATCCATCACAAGAAGTATCGTGGAAAGCTTTTGTTTCTTACCTTGAAAAATATCACTGTTTTGGAGGCAAGAAAAAGAGTATGTTTTCTGCTCCAATTGCAGCGGGATATAATATACATAGGTTTGATCTAAAAATTGTTAATAGACTATGCCTAAAGTATAAAAATTATGAACCCAAAGAAAAAAATAGTAATATCTTTCATCCCAGAGATGTTCTAGATATTATGAATTTGGTTTTTTATTGGTTCGAAAGCACAGAACTAAAAAGCTATTCATTGGATACTATTAGAGATTATCTTGGTCTAGATAAAGAGGGCGCTCACGATGCACTAAAGGATGTACAGGATTGCGCTAAAATACTTATTAGGTTCCTAAAGCTTCATAGGAATTTATCGCAGAAGGTAAAGTTTAAGGACTCTTTTTTAAATGACAATTAATTTTGAGTGTGGTTGCTGTTTTCCAACCCAGAAAAACCAAGAACTAATAGCTATAGATTTTGATATCAACACTATTAATTTTAGGTGTCCAAAAACCTGGGAGTTGATAGGCGATGGGAATACCAAGGGGTGTTTTCAGCTAGAATCTAGGCTTGGTCAAAGCATGGCAAAAAAACTCATGCCGGAAAATATAGAACAGCTTTCTGCTCTAATTAGTATTTTAAGACCGGGATGTTTGGAAGCTATTAGAGACGGAAAAAGCGTAAGCAATCACTACATTGATAAAAAAAATGGCCAGGAGTCTATTGATTACTTTCATGAAGCTCTTGAACCTATTTTGAAAAACACATACGGAGAGATGGTTTATCAAGAACAGGCGATGGAAATAGCCAAAGATATAGCTGGGTTTAATTTGCAAGAAGCAGATATGTTAAGAAAAGCCATTGGAAAAAAGAAGCCCGAAGAGATGGCTAAAATTAAAACCAAGTTTCTAGAAGGATCCAAACAGCTAGGAAAAGTGACCCAAGACGAGGCCGAACAGATATTCGGATGGATAGAAAAAAGCCAGAGATATTCATTTAATAAGTCTCACGCTGTTAGTTATGCTATCAACGGATATATCTCGGCCTATGCAAAAGCACATTTTCCAAGAATATTCTTTTTGTCTTATCTTAGATTAGCAAAAGATAAAATAGATCCACAGCAAGAAATATTGGAATTAATTAGTAATGCCAGAGATATGGATATTAGTGTATTTGGTCCAAATCTAACACTCAAGAACAAAGAGTTTGAGATAGTAGATGGAAAAATATATTTTGGTCTAACTAATATAAAGGGATTGGGGGATTCTGTATATACCAAACTTATATCTATCATAGAAAAGTTTGATCTATCTAAAATGTCTTGGATAGAAACACTAGTGAGGGTTATGGTAAACATAAACTCATCAGCAGCAAAATCTCTCATATTATCCGGAGCTATGGATTATCTAAAAATAAGCAGAAATAAAATGACTTTTGATTTGAATCTCATTAGCGAACTAACTCAAAGAGAACTGCAGAAGTGTATTGAGATTATAGATGGTCAAAAAATCAAAGATATTACTATATTGTTAAGAACCTTGATAAGCACAGCAAAAATAACAAAAAATAGATTACCAAAGATATTAAGCATTATTAATCAAATAACCAATCCTCCCTACTCTCTAGATGATGATCCCGAATGGATTTCAAACAATGAAAGAGACCTGTTAGGAGCCTCTCTAACAATCACCAAAACAGATCTGTACGATTCTTCTTACGCAAATACCGATTGTAAGGATCTAAAAACCTTTCCTAATAATAAGCAGTTTTTTGTTGTTGCTGAGATAGATCAGATGAGCGTGATAGTAACAAAGAGAGGCAAAACTCCCGGTAAAGAAATGTGCTTTCTGAGACTATCAGACTCGTATGGCAGTCTAGACTCTGCCGTGCTGTTTCCGGAAGAGTTTGAAGAATACAAAGAACTATTAGAGAACGGACGAGTTTTAATGTTTAGCGGCCAAAAGTCAGGGAAGAACAGTACGCCGGTGATTAAAAAGTGTTTCGTGGTCTGATTCTTGACACGCCACACGCCCTCCATATAATAAACTGTGGTGCGAACCTCAACCTTGTTAGTAATTTTGTAACCTTAAAGGAGATTTGAATATGAATATTGTTTTACTAAAGGGAAACCTAACTCGTGATCCAGAACTACGTGTTATTTCTAGTGGAGAGAAGCAAACATCTGTTGTTTCATTCACAGTAGCCGTATCAAAGGACTTTACGAGGGCGAATGGAACGAAGGACAAGATCGTTTCGTATGTTCAGTGCGAAGCCTGGGATAGCGGAGCAGAGGTTATCGGCTCCTCGTTCCAAAAGGGTGATCTTGTTATGATCGAAGGAAGTCTGCGTAATGACAACTGGGAAAAGGACGGCGTTAAGCACTCTACGCTAAAGGTCAGAGTGAATAACTTCTCTAAGGTCACAAAGATCAAGAAGAAGGAGACGGAAGAAACCGTTTCTTTCTGATGTTGTAGAAAATAAATTCAAAACTGGGGGCACTCACCCTGCCCCTTGTTTTGTTTATAGGATAAAAAATAATGACAAAAAAAAGAATCTTGATGTGTGCGGAGTATCATGGGGTTAATTCTGGATTTGGTCGATATACCAAAGAAATCTTAACCAGCCTATACGAGCGCAAAGATTTTGAAATTGCGGAATTCGCATCCTACAGAAAAGAAGATGCTGAGAACAGCGATGTTCCGTGGAAAGTATATCCGAACGAACCGTCAGACAACACACCAGAAAGAGATCTTTATAAGTCTAATCCGGTAAATCAGTTTGGACAGTGGAGATTTGAGAAGACTGTACTTCACTTCAAGCCAGATATTGTTTTTGATATTAGGGACTACTGGATGTTCGCATATCAAGAAACGTCCCCGCTGCGCAAATATTATCACTGGGTAGTGGCACCGACGATAGATTCTATACCTCAAAGACCAGAATGGATAAAAACATACGAGAACGCCGATGTTGTTTTAACACACACAGATTGGGCTGCCGATTACTTGAGGGCTCTTAGCAGGCCAATAAACGTACAGGGTTGCGTTACAGACTCTGTGGATCCAGAGACCTTTAAGCCAATTAGTTACACAAAGGCTTATCACAAAGCAAAATATGGTCTACCACCAGACTCTATTATTATAGGCTCTGTGATGAGAAACCAAAAAAGAAAATTAATACCTGAGCTATTTAGGGCATTAAGAAAGCTTTTAGATGATATTGGTGCAGACAATAAGATTTACTTATATTTGCATACATCTTTTCCGGAAGCTCAGGGATGGAATATACCAGAACTATTACAAGAGTTTGGGGTTGCTAATAATGTTTTATTCACATACTACTCCCCAGAAAAGAACGATATAGTAATATCTCCATATAAGGGACCCAAAATAAGATATTCCAAAGGCGATTCGGAGTCTTTTTATATATTTCCCAATGTAATACATGGCGTTTCAAATAAGTGTCTTAATGAGATATATAATTGTTTTGATGTTTATGTCCAATATGCCATTTGTGAAGGTCTTGGCATACCCCAATTAGAGGCTGCCTCATGTGGGATTCCGATTTTTGCTGTCAACTATAGCGGTATGGAGGAGATAACCAATAAGGTTCAAGGAATCAAAATCAATAATAGGCTTTGTAAAGAACTAGAGACCGGAGCAGAGCGGGCGGTCCCGGACAATGATCATCTTGTATCTGAACTAAAAAAATGGATTAGTTTACCAAAATCAGAAAAGACGGCGATATCTAAGAGAACAAGAAGGCTTTTGGTTGATAATTATAGCTGGAATAGAACAGCGCAAAAAATGATGGAGGTTTTTGATTCGCTGTCGGTCAAAAATCTATGGGGAACACCAATGACTACAAGCCCCTCAACACCAGTGCCTAATAACATAGTCAATAACAGAGAGTTTGTTTACTGGATAGTAAATAATATTATCAAATCGCCAGAGCTAATTAAAACATCATTTATACAAAATCTTATTCGCAGTATGGATGAGGGTTATTCTGTAGCTGGTAATTCTATGAATAATTTTGATAAAAAGTCGGCTGTTCAAACGCTAGAAATTTATTTGAATAATAAGATATATTGTGAAAAAGTACGGAGTGGCGAAATCACATTAACAGATTCTTTTTTAAACAGATAAGATGAGTAATATTTTATATATCGGCCCATATAGAGAATTTAGCGGCATGGGTAATGCTTCTAGAAGATATATACAAGCCCTAAATAGGGCTGGCCATCACGTTTCTATAAGACCAATATATAATGCGTTTTGTCCGTATCCAGAGTCGGAGATAGAAAAAGAAATCCTAGATCTGGAAAAAAATAGTAGTACATCATATCATACTTGCATACAGCATTGTTATCCACACCAGATGCAATATAATAATAAGGTGGGAAAAACAATAGGCCTTATTCATTTAGAGTCATATAATTATGCAAACGATATGGCTCAATATTTTAGGCTTGTGGATGAAATAATAGTAGGATCCAAAACCTGTCGTGATGCTATTGTTGGCGCTGGAGTGAGCGACAAGCCACTGCATATTGTTCCAGAGCCGATAGATCTAGATTTTTTTGGTAGTTTTAGAGAGCTAAACGAGAAAAAGTCGGACGGTTTTACGTTCTATTCTTTGGGAGACTTTTCTACCAGAAAAAATATGCTAACAACCATGCTAGCTCACGCCATTATTTGTTCAAGATATGACTATGTTAACTTGATTATCAAAACAAAAAACAAAAATCTAGCTGAGCATATTATATCTAATAGTCATATCAAAGAAAGCATAGAAATTAATAATACTGTGTTTCCAATATCTAAAGACCATGAAAGGCAGCCAAGAATTATAGTTGGTAATACTGAATATAAAAATATATTACATCTTCACAACCGAGGAGATTGTTTAGTTAGTATTTCTAGTGGGGAAAGCTTTGGCTATCCATCGCTAGAGGCTCTAGCATTCGATAATAATATTATTGTGAGCGAAAACACAGGAGTAGAAGATCTTTTAGATGACGGTTTTGGACTGTTAGTATCTTCTACGACAGTTCCTTGCGAAGAAAACCATAAGCCATATTTTATGTATAATACCGTCTTTCAAGAATGGCAGAAGCCAGACTTGCACGACTTGGTGCGAAAAATGGAGATGGCTATTCTTGAGAACGAATCAGACAAAGTAAAAAGAATAGAAAAACAGCGAGCGAAATTAAAGAGATGTTCTATGGATTCCGTTGCTGATATGTTGAGGGGTCTATGATACTATCGTCTATATTACATAGAGAATTTCTCCAAAAACAAGACGTTATTAACGTTTTATGGACGCCAACAGACAATATAATGTTCAAAAACTTTATTGATAAGTGCTTGGATAAGCCATCCTTTTTAGAATTTGACCACACATATTTTGGGTTTGCCTCTATAGATATCATCATATGTAATTCTAGGATTAGTCATTTAGAAAAATGTATAGAATCAGCAAAATACTTTCATAGTCCCCTACTGATAGTAGATCATGATCATAAGCCTAGAAATATTACTATAGACACTAAAAATAATATTGAAATAGAACCAACACTACAGATAGCCATTAGTGATCTTATTTATGATTCTTGGGGGAGAATTCATGACAAAATTATGTTGTATGATACTACAAAAACAGAATCAATCAACCAGTGGAGGGATCTGATATACGACCTAATAAAATCGGTTGTAAAGATAAAAGATAATGACGAGCAATAAGAGTAAGAAATATTTTGTGTATCATTCGGAACTACCAATAATACCACAAGATTTACAATTTATAGAATATAATAAGATCAAGAAGATTAAAAAAGCGAAAGAAATTTTTATACTAGATCTACTCGACTTTATAGACAATATTCAAAAAAACTCTTTTCTTGAAGAGGTATCAAGCTGCTTGGATAGTGACGGAGTTCTTTGCATTCAGGCTACGGATATCTATGGGGTCAGTTCTGCCGTATTGAATAATCAAATAGACATAGAAACATATAATAATCTAGTATTTTCTCAGCACAAAAAGAATATTAGCAGTATGGGCAGGATAATAACATTGCTTAAAGATGCTGGATTGGTTATCTTGGAATCAAAGTTTGTAAATGGAGTCCAATACTCTATAAAGTGCGGCAAAAACAATGCATAAAATTACATATGTTATAGTCGCATGTCATATAGACAAGGGAATGAAATCTTTTGGCTCTAAAGGGCTTATGACATTTAATAATTATAGATTGCTTGATTATCAAATATCGTGGATCAAAAAAAAGAAAGCCAAAAATGTAGAGATTGTGATAGTTGCCGACTTTGATTTTCAGAAGCTGCAAAAGGCTTTTGGTAAAAATATAAAAGTTATTGACAGCAATAACTTAAATCCTATATACGCGGGATGTAAAGAATCTAAAAATGAAAAGGTATGCTTTATAGATTATGGATGTTTATTTAATCCCAGCATCTTACAAAAGATAGACTCATTCGAAAATTCTACTATTATAACTACAGATAAGTGTGCGGATCTTGGAGTTGGATGTATAACGGCAAATGATAGGGTAGAACATATGTTTCTAGATTTGCCACAACACAAGTTTTGTAATATATTTTTCTTAGCTGAAAAAGAAACCAATAAAATTAAAAATGAATTATTTTATCAAAGATATAATTTACTATATTTTGAAATGATAAATAAATTAGTTGAAACAGGATCTTTGGTTAACAAATCTAAAATAGATGACAAAGATTTTATTTACTTTAACAATATGAGACAAAAAAATGCTATCTGTAGATTCATCAAAAAACATGCCAATTAATATAGCTTTATATTATAATGAAATTACTCAGGACATTCTTACTGATCCTAGATTCGTAGAGTTACAAACGATGCTCTCAGAAAAAGAGAATCTAAATAAATACATTTATGCTCTTTATTCTGACATCAATCTATTAAGAGAAAACCTATTCATGCCGATTTTTCATTCTATTTATCTTGGGTCCGGAAAAGCAAATGTTATTTTAGAAAGCATTAATGATGACTGGCTATTGTCTGCTTTTCCAAACAACACATATTTCTATATGGGTGATGATGAAACAACACTAAACAACGAAAAGATTATTAAGATCAAATCTATTAAAGAAATAGGTCAATAGCTATGAAATACGAAGACTTGTCTGATAGCAAAAAAACAGAGATCATTAATAAACTATATTGTTTAGAAAAAAAATCTTTTCAACAAATAGCTGAGATATATAATACTTATGCTAATAAAATTAGAAGAGATGCAAAAAAGTTTAATATACAAATAAGAGACAAAAGTGAAGCTCAAAAAAATGCACTATCTACCGGAACGCACAAACACCCAACAAAAGGCAAAAATAGGCCAGAGCAAACAAAAAGAAAAATAGGGGAGGGGGTTTTAAGTAGTTGGGAAAATATGGATGAGGCTTGTTTGCGTCAACGAAAAGAAAAAGCAAAACAACACTGGGATAGTCTATCGGAAGACGAAAGACAAAACATGATAGACTCAGCTAATAAAGCCGTAAGGGACACTAGTAAGCAGGGATCAAAATTAGAAAAATTTTTACTCTCAGAATTACTAAAAGCTGGTTATAAGCCAGAGTTTCATAAAGAACAGTCTATACTTAACACCAAACTACAAATAGACATATTTATTCCGTCTTTAAATATTGCTATTGAGGTAGATGGACCATCACATTTTTTACCAGTGTGGGGAGAGGATGCTCTTAACAGAAACATAAAGTATGACAACAAGAAAACTGGACTACTCCTTGGCAAGGGCTGCGTTCTGATTAGAATAAAACAGACCAAGGACTACTCACCAACCAGGGGGCGGATCATCTGGGAATCTGTTCTGAAACAAATAAAGCAAATAGAAACTAAGTTTCCGGACATTGATAATAGACTCATAACAATAGGAGACTGCTAATGGCAGAAAAGGTAAAAGAATCCAAGGACAATAATACAAAAGACAAAAAGATCTCATATCATGATATAGAGTGGAATGATTATGTTCTTGGTCTTCTGCACGACGACGAGAAGATAGATGACAATCCTACCACGGACGGACTCAGGAGAATCTTTGAAATAGCAATGAACTGCGAAATAGTTGATTCTATTTCTGATGTTGTTCAGTCTCCTACTATTGATAATGAAAAACGAGCAACAGTAGTTCATACGCTAGCATATGTTTTAAACGGAGATAAGGAAAGAAATCCAAAAACGGTCAGTGGCGCGGCGGATGTTTACTGGGGGAATTGCGATAAGATTTTTCGCAATCATCCGGTAGCGGTAGCAGAAACACGAGCCGAAGGCAGAGCGCTAAGACGAGCACTAAGACTAAGAAAGGTAGTAACTGCTGACGAATTGGCTACGGAAACAGAAGACCATCCAGATGGAGCCAATATTTCTAAGGTAAGTAATAATCAGCTTAATTTTATGGATGTATTAGCTAGAAGACTAGATATTAGTATGGAAAAATTATTAAATTCTAGTGGACACACCGATAAAAATGTTTATAATATAGAGCATAGTGTCGCTGTTGACATTATCAAAAACTTGTCATCTTACCAACAAGATACTAAAAATATTCCGTCAGAGCTAAAGGGATACGATAGTAATTGGAAATAGTGGAGATTATCTATGAAAGTTATATATAACGTTAATAATAAGCTAGCATTTGAACTTGAGGGCTCTGGTCAAAAAGAGATCTTTAAGGAGTTGGCTTTAATACAAGAAATTTTTGGAGAAGAAAAGTGTGGCTTGTGCGGAAAGGATAATTTACGTTTTGTGGTGAGAAATGTGGATGGCAATGATTACTATGAATTAAGGTGTAACGACTGCGGCGCTCTTCTTGCTTTTGGTCAGCACAAAAAGGGAGGCACTCTATTCCCTAAGCGCAAAGATGATGACGGTAATTATTTGCCAAATAAGGGATGGCATAAATGGTCCAAGGACTCGTCCAGTAAATAATAATTAAGATAAGATGGCCAACTCATTAACTATCTTCAGTAAAGACGGGGTCTCGAATCTGCTAAAAAGAGGAGCTTCTCTTGTTTTTGCTGGTAGCGACGGAAAGGGTTGTTGCTGTTGCTCGGGTGGCTGTATTGTTACTACGGTTACTTTAATCAGACCTATTGTTTGGCCTGGAGTTTCCAAGTGTGCGAAAGGATTTTCTAAATACAAAAAGATCAAAGACGCTCCGTCTGAGTGTCGTGGTGGCACAGACTGGAGAATTATTAATTTACCAACCTGTCAGGTTATAAAATCAGGACAGATTGATAATGGCGAATTAAATGGATTACCAAATGATGCATGTTATCCGATGCCGTATGAGCCGCCATGCGTCACAAAGGATTCTCCTTTTACTTTTGCTAGTTTATTATGGGGCTCTCCCTTGTTGTATCTAGCTCATAGTATGGGTCTGTTGGACACACAAACCATAGCAGCGATACTAGGTAGTCTTATCTTGGGACTACACTGTGATGGAGATCTTTCGTGTAGGTATGTATTACAGCTTCAAATAGGGTGTAGAAAAAATGGGAAAGTTATATGGCCTGGACCTGATCCTTGTGTGCCAGCCATAGCAGACCACAACGGCCCAGGTATACCATGGGAAGACAATATGCCAGATCCCATAGTGCCATAAATTATAAAAACAGCAAGAAAGGACCCAATGGCAGAGCAAACCTTTGAGCAGGATCGTGTGATTGTTTCTTATGAATATTTCTTAGATCTTTTAAGATGCGATGTAAAACTAATCAGAAAAATACTCTGCTTGGTTAGCTATTATCTCACCTTAAAAAAAGATGATAATATTTTTATAGAAACTCTTACTACGAATAAAACCAAACTAACAGAACAAATGGAAAATTTTGTAAATGGTCTCATAGAGAATAATATAGTCCTAAATCAGAAGCTGGACGAGTTCCCTCCAGATAGTTTCAAGCCTCCAGTACCAGATCGCGTTTGCTTTTTTGCTAGTAACGGGGTCTTTATGGATACACATGCTGGTTTTCAGACCAGAGACGTACCCATAAACACTGTTGCTCCATTTAAGTCAATAAAGCAGGCATATTTTATGCTTGAGCATATGCACGAGGCGCTGTGGATAAACTGCAATTTACGACTAGAACAAGCCTTTAGACTCTCAGAGAGCAATAAAAGGAAAGAGGTGGTCCTGCCATCCGATCAAATGGAAGCCATTGGAAAACTTAGCAAAACCATAGGCAAGTACGCATACGAACAAAGTAAGATATATGAACAATTTGTTTACTGAGACCAAAACTCCTTTCTGCTCTGTGTTAGATGATCTGCATGCGAAAGGAATAAATACTCATATGCCTTTCATCTTGAGCGATAAAATTCTATTATTTTCTATTGGTTTTGATAATCCAGATTTTCCAGGAAAAGATTGGCGTGTTGGATATATTAATGCGGTGACTCAACAGTGGGGTCTTTTTAATACGGGATTACCTTCTGGTACTGTAGAGTGTTCTCCAACCGGATATATCAATAAAAACAATCAAGTAGTTATTTCTTTTCTTGCGAGCACTCCGGAAAAGCCAACCTACAGGCTTTATAAAATGCTTGGTTATTCATTAGAGCATATGTCGTTAGCGCATGATACAAATGTTATGTCTTATCATGGCTTTATAAATAACTGTCTATTTGTTAGAACTAAATTTTTAGATAATGATGATATACATATTTATATAAATCATAGAAACGGCTCCAAAAAAACATTAGTCTCATTAAATCAATATATTCATAAGGTTTCATATCTATCAAAAGACCCAACTAAAATAATTATTTCACTACAAAAAAAAGAAAATCCTCGACACGCAAAGGAATTAATAGTAGACACCAATAATTATGAATTTGTAGAGATAGTAAAGTCTCCTGAGCACAAGCTATATAAAACGTCTTTATATGGAGATATAGTCATGTATGGAAAAAAATTAAAAGGTTTCGACGAGCGTAAAATTTGCTCCACAAAAACAGTATTTCTTACAAAAGAACCACTACATAATCATCTTATGATTTTACCGAATAAGTAAGTTATTATCTACTTATTCGGACGGTTAAAAGGGTGGCCCTCGACCTCCAGGTAATTCCGGAGGTGGTTCGCTATCGACCGGGGATTCCCCATCGGAACTTGCACTAACGCCACTACCAGTTTCTTCCTCGCAAGCAGCCACGGGTATGGTTGCTGGCTCTATCTCTTCGCTAGAAATAAGTGCAAATATTTTTTTCTTATCAAACTTAAGTTCTGAGGATTCTAGAGATGCATCTTTTAAAACATCAACCGCCTCTAAATTCCACCAAGTAGCACACCCTTTGTTGTTAACCAAAATTTGCACCTTCTCGCTTCCCTGAGTTATATTATCTAGAGCGGCTTCCATATCAGCATTAGGATCAATAAGCCCGGCGTCCATATGACCAGAGGGACAACCACTACCAAAGGCTATAACAACATGAAAAGAAGATCCGATGTCGGCTATTATGCACCAAGTCTCCTCTCCGTCAGAATTTGGTTTAACTGTCCTGAGTAAATTTAATGCCTTTACCGGTTGATAATCACCATCTCCTTCTAAATTTCCTTTGCTTGGATCTGTTTTATGATTTTTCTCTCCAGTAACCTTATAGGGGGTAACGTCTTTTGCTTCATTTATTTTCCATTCCCCTTCATATTTGCAAACCTTGATCTTGGAGCCTCCTCCTTTAGGTATGGCTAAATACTTATCATCATTATATACTACATATATTTTTTCACCCTTAGATATACTTGTATTATTTAAAAAATTATAAACTGTTATTTTTTGTTTTTCTATTTGATCAATTAAACTTTCGCCATTACTGCCCCAAATTTTATACTGATCATAAAATGCTTTTGGGTTGCTACAGCCCGAACCGCTTAGTGTTGGATTTAATAATTTTGCCTCCGCGCATCCGCTCTCTTTAAGCTCTGCGGTTAGTTCAGCTAAAAGTATTCTATCTGGGGGTGGACAAACCCATACACCCCTATCCCTGTCGAATCTAAGATCCACAGGACCTATGGGCCATGTTTCTGGCTTGGCTAACCAATCGTCCAAAAACTTATTTCTTGTATTTTCATGATTAAATTGGCCCGCCATCGCGCTAGATGGACTGTCTACGGCATTCGGTATCGGTTTATTTTCTGTATCATATCCCCAAGACTGTAGCACTAGAGGGCCTCTTAAGGCATAGAAACCAAAATCTGTTTGACTATCATATTTACTATCTATTGGTCCGTATAAGTCTTGCGACGGAGAGTTTGTTCCAAAACCAAGAGCCTGTATGGTGGTGCTGGACGATCTGCCTCTTCCGTCTGTCCATTCGCTAAACATACTGGAACTCAGAATGGGATTCAGATATGTTTGATTGATGGGAAAAGCTTTTGATGTATTGTCTTGGTCTCCATTTAATGGAGGCATGGATGGTCTAGTTTTTCTAGACTTATTACCCTTTTCATATTTAAAATTAGCCATATATCTAGGAAGATAGTTATTTCTTCCTTTTATGGATACTGGCATAAATAATCCATCCAATGACATAATAGCCATATTTTGAAAACCGGCCCCCTCGACAGCGGTTTCGTATTCTTTCTTAGAATTTAGACCTATCTCTATCACCTTTCTTTGCGCGGAAGGGTCGTGGTATCCTCCGACCAAAACATTTCCTGGAGAGGCGCTGTTAATACTCGATCTATATTCAGTACGAAAAGTATTGATACTAGTAGCTCTACTAAAGCTACTTCTCATAGTATTAGTTAGTGCAATAGTTCTTCTTCTTTGTTCTTTAACAAATGAGAATATCTCGTTTCTAGCTTTAACCGACTGCTTAACACTATCTGCTAATGCCTTACCATACTGCCCAAATTTAGCACTATATGTTTGAAAATTATAGTTGGTTGTAGCGCCACCACTATTATAGTTTACGTTAATGCTATTTATTAGCACACCAAATCCCAAAAAATACTGTATGCTATAGCCGGGTGGTTCTGCGACAGTCATGCTTCCGGTTTCTGTTATGTTCGAGTTCCTAAAGCCTGTTGATGCTAGTGTTGATCCGACTCTTTCCATAGCCTCATATGTTCCATAGTTCCATGGACTTAAGTCTGTAGATATTACCTCGGTACCACCAATGGCTCCAGCACCGCCAGTCCATGGTCCATAAACATATACATTACTTTTCATAGGGATAGTAGCAAAATCAAATCCCGCAGAAGCCATCCCCATTTTATAAATATTTGAGCTGGTAATATCTGCGTAACCAGATTGTCTTGTCTCCATTTGCTTCAAAACGCTCGCATCCTGCATCAAACACGCTAGAGCAGTCAGGCCAAAAGATAAGAGATTTTCATTAAGTTTAGCTGTCATACCCATAAATGGTGAAGTAATAAGCACCTCAGCAGTGTTTCCGTTTCTAAATACAGGACCATCTGTATTTACTTTTATGTATGCTCTATTATTTTTTAATAAATAGTCACCACTAAGACCATCGGGAGATAAAACGAAATCAATACTCTTGCCATAAATATTGCGTGATATAGACTCTGATAATGGTAACACAACAAACCCACACAATTTTCCGTCGGAGGACTCAAATATTGATGTATCCGAGCCATATGATAAACCCAATAAATTAGCATTAGTCGGCCATCCAGCGTCTGTTGGAGCATCAGACATATAGTATGGGCCGCCATCAGAAATAACACTGGTCATTGGAAGAGGAGACACACAAAATGAATTAATAGGTATTAGCCATTTTTTCCCATACCAATCTGCTGCCCAGTCTGTTAGCCACTTATGAGCCAATTCAAAAAGTACCACTTTTGGCTCTTTTGCCGCAAATCTTGGAGATCTATTAACAGTATTTAGATTGGAAGCGGCTTGATCGCCACCGCTCATTAGTCTCATAAAAGCATCATACACTGGACGCATTTTTTGTTGAATACCAAGAGCTCTTAGTAGATATCCAGCCAAACTTCCTGGCTTAATAGTTCCATAAAGCTTCCATAATTCAACCGAACCAGAACACAATATTTCTTCTTCTGTGATTGGAAACATATTTGGTAGTCCTACACCGGCCAGAGATCTCATGCTTTCAGATAATCCGGAGATATCAATATTTGCTGTAAAATTAGCCCCATAAACCCTAACTGGCTGACCACTAGAATCGTATCCTAGCATCATGGACGCACGACCTCGCGTTTGGGCCGTTGTCATATAGCTGACCTTCTCTCCTAGTACAACCTTATTTGCGGACCCATACATTTCCTCAAATCCTATTTCCGAGCTAATGAGCGTTCCGGTTGATTGGGCTGCCGATATAATATTCTCTATAACTTTTGTAGGGGGTTGTTCAAATCTCTTTATTGTCCAAACTGTTATAGCATTTCCTTCCAAAGTTACGGTGAAGTCACACGCACCTTCGTCACACGCTTGAGTAATAAGACCTAGTAGTGATGAGCTACTTCCACTGACTGTTGCATACTGTGGACAAGCAGCCACAACACTGCTGATGTTTAGTCTTAACATATCACCCGATGTGGTATATATGGGTGCATTACTAGTCTGCACAGCCATTAGGGCCATTTTCAAGTAAGTAGAACTTGGTCCGCCAGATCTTCCAAAAGAACCGCAGCCACCAAGTCTAGGCCAGTTTTCGGTATCGCTCCCAGGATTAGGACAAACCCCAACCCCCTGTTCCATATAGTACATAGCATTTATAAAGTTTGGGGCATTCAAGGCGCAATAGTAATCCTTTAGCATCACTGATACCATCTCCAAAACTTTGCGTGGGTCGATTATTTTAAATTTATAAGAGATACCATTACTATTTTGTGAATATGTACAGCTATTTACAATACCTCCAAAATATAGTGCTCCGCACTGAAATCTAACAGCACTACCTATTGGCGGTAGCTGAACGCCACCAGCACCACCACAATTATTATATACCATCTCTAAATCTAAATTAGAAGAAGAAGATCCTATGCCAATAACCAAGCTAAAATTACTTAACTTGACATCCCCATCTATAACAGGGCCACCACCATTAGCATAACGAAGAGAAGCGGGCATTCCTACATTGGAGCAAGAAGTTGGCATAATTAGTGGTCCTCTTTACTTATAAAAATCATGTTAGCATATGAGAAAAATTCGACATTTTGAGATACCGCTGTATTCTTATTTATTATAATTCTATATTCATTCTGGTATAAGTTTTTATTTTTTATATCTGTGGGCTCCCCAATAATCCTATAAATACCAGGAATAATATTAGTAAATTTTGTATTTCCGCTAAAAGTATGCATATATTGGTGTGGCCCATATATGATGCACTTTGTATTTAGTGGGAAAATATTTACAGTTAAAGAACTTGTGTTAGTAACATCTTTAGTAACTTCTACTGTTGGTATTGTAATAACAGGGGTTGTCGGCGTCACTGGTATTACTGGTGGTGTTGGGTTCGGGTTCGGCAAATCATTCTCTTCTGGTGTTGGTACAAATATCAGGATGTCTCCATAAGTAAAATCATGCAGTATATCTGCATTAATATTTTGAATTATTTGTTTACTCTTTATAAAATGGGAATCGTATGACACTATGATATTATCATAAACTATTGATTTAGGAATATTTCCATAATTATCGGTAGTTCTAGCAATAACATATCTTGAGTCTAGGCCATTCATTACGGTGACGTTTTCTACTTTTTTATTATTGCTAATAAATTTATGTATATGTTTATCGTTAATATTAAATGTAAAGTACTGAATATTAAAGTTATTATCTATCGATCCTTTATCTGTTATCATTGGACTGTGTATGCTGGGAAAGCAATTGATCTGACCAGTATGAATAATGTTATTATTATTAAATAAATAAATAGTATTTAGGTTATTAAAGTTATTAATAGTAATTAATAGATTTTTGATTCTTATTAAATATTGATAATCTGTTTCATTAGTATTACAAGATGTCTGAGAAAGCCCCACATATTCATTAAGAACATTAAAATTTTCTAAGAAATTAATTGCTGTAACAGCTCCGGCTGAATACATTCTAGAAAATTGTGTTTTTTTAATATTGAGCAATTCATAGTCGTTTGATCCTAAGCCTAATTCATTAACTCCAATAGAAATATTTGCGGACGATCCATTCACAATATCAGGAAAAGATACTCCGTCTACAATAATACTGCCCTTAATTAAGCTAGGAGCCTCCTGCTCAAGTCTGCCGTCTTCTGATAGTCCTAACACAATGTCATACATTTGTGTTTCGTCTGCCGTACCAAGTCTTATCTTTGCGTTGATAAGCTCAGGATTAGAACTTAAATTAATAGATGGAGCTATATAAAGATAAAAATACCAGTCTTCATATGAGTTACCTAGTTTAAGTATCTCTATTTTATTTTCATTTAAGCAATATTTATCGAGCATTGTTCTGACGACCCTAAATTCATATCTATCATTATTTATCCATAAATAAATATTGTCTTTAATATTAAATTCTTTGATTAGAGACCAAAGATCAGAATTATGCAAGATATGCTTGTATGGCACCAGCAATGTATCAAAAATATCTAATGATATTAGTGGAGAATTTATTATGATTGGCTCGTCTGGAGATGACGATACAGAAACAGACATTGGCGTTATGTTTGGCATAATAAAGGTTTCTAAGAGCCTGCAATTATTACTGCCAATAATCATAAGAGAATAGGTGCCAGGTGTTATTTTATCATCTATAATATAGTTATATTTATTCCCTGTGATATCCACCAAGTATTTGGTTTCAAATGCTGGTATCTCTATAGTTTCTTCATTTGTTGTATTACTGAATACTAGACTGAATGGACCATCTCCACTTATAGTAAAGTCTAACTTGCCGAAAGAATCAAGTAGCACAGGAGGTAGGGCGTTATTTATGGATAAAGATATGGTCGAGTCCTCTATAACTATCTCCTCTGAATAAGAAGAAGTATAGCTGGTTGAGTCTATGACAACAATATTATATGTACCTGATTTTAATCCTGTAAATTTATATGTTCTTTCTGAAGAGTTGGCGAACACAGACCCTATAGTATATCTAAAAGGAGGAACGCCATCATTAAGATTAATCGTAATATAACCATCGTCGTCGCAGGTACTTTGAGAATACAAAACATTGCCTATAGATAATGCTCGCGGGACGGATACAGTAGAGATATTATTGGATTCGTCGGGATCCATTAAGCCGCTAATGTTTGGCAAAGACACTGTTCCTGTGGAAAGAATTGGGGAAGTCATGCCAGGAGCTGCTGTACCATCAATCGTATATTTTGCAGATCCTCCAGAAGCAAGATAAATATAGCTATTTATATCGCCAGAACCAAATCCTGGTCCGCTACCATTAGTGTATGCTGCTGTCCATTTTGTAGAAATTAATCCTGATGAGGAAGGAATAGATACGCTTATGTCGGAAATGGCATTAGGTCCATTATTAGTAACAGTAAATGAATAGTCTATATATTCATTATTTATATAATATGGTCTTGATCCTAAAGAACCAGATATACTGATATCAGTAGGAGATAAAAAGACTAAAGAAGATAAACTAGTATTATTATTTATATTATTGTCTATTAGTGGGCTTTTACTGCCAACACTCGCTATAACTTGTATCGGAACTAATGAATTGACACCAGGAATATATGATATGTTCAGCTCACAAGATCCACCATTAGCTAAATTTATGCCGCTATTAGATGGATTACCAACACCAGACATAGGTCCAGAGCTTCCAGAGCTATATATTGCGGTCCAGCTTATGGCAGTGTCATTAGAACTACCACTAAATGCAATATTGAAAATCGTATCTGGGCTGTATTGGCCAGTATTAGTAATTTGCACTATAATAGGAAAAATAATATTTTGTGTATAATACTCTCCTAGGCTTGTTATATTAATCCCTAGATCTGTTGGCTTAACTGGAGTTGATAATGAAACGATATTATTTGATAGGTTGGGATCTGGTAGTGACGACGGAGCTACAATACTAGCAGACAAAAGAATATTATTTATGGTTGTAGCGGACGGAGTTAGTTGTATATTGTATGTTGTTTGTCCGCTGGGTAAAAGAGCTATGTTTGTATAAAGAATATTTGCTCCAGACATTTCACCGATAGATAGATTATGGGAAGCACTCCAGTCTAATGCGGCAATAATACCACCAGAATAAGAAAATAGAACTGTAGCATCCTCGATATAGGAATCTCCGATATTATTTATTACTAAATTATAATTTGCAGGTTCGGACTGCTCGTAGAATGGCGGACCACTAATAGAAATACTTACATCGGTTGGTTTCGGAGGTATTGTTATCGTAGTGATATTATTAGTGAGATTTATGTCGGAAAATAGCTCCGGAGGAGTTACTAAGGCGCTAAGCAGTATTGGAGCTACGGTATTGTTTTTTGTTACTAGCTTAACTATAAAAGTTATAGAGTCTCCTGCTCCTATACTCATATTGCTAGTAAAAGAAGAGTGGCCCCTTATAGGACCAGACGATGTTGAAGGGTATGTAGCTAACCAATCTATTGATTCAAATTCTGGCCCAGATATATTCATGTCTAGGGTAGCGTAATCTATATTATAAATTGACTGATTATTAAGAATTAGAGATACTGTTATTTCTTTATTTTGTGTATAATAAGCATCACTAACTGACGACGAAACCGTAATATCTCCTTCGAACAAAGAAATAATACGAAATCCCGTATTCCATGAAACCGCATGAGTTTCCAAAGCGATGCCAGACTCAGGCAGGTTGTCTGTGTTAATACCAGTTAGGGAAGTGGAATCGTATGCTCGTCCTCTGGGATAAAAATAGTTTCTATCTGATCCTTCTGTTATTTCCTCTACGTTGCCGTTCATGTCGAACAACCCATATGACGATGGTGTTCCATTGGTACCAACAGTAGTTGGTCTTGGTTGTTGACCGTGCCACCATTCGTTATAGCCTTCTGGGTTCCAGATGGCCTGGTTGAAACAATTGACAGAATTATTATATATGGTTGAAACCCCGTCTCCGGCCTCATTAGCGGATACGCCAGAAGGAGCAGTAGAACTTCTCGTAGCAAAAGTTGAGTATCCGGCGCTGGTGCTACCTCTTAAGTAGTATGCTGCTTTTATCCATTCATTACTTGTTGGTATACGATATTTAGCTCCTGCATTTGGTAGAGGCATAGCTCCGGTTGTGTTTTCTCCAAGAGTATACGCTCCCGAATTTTGAGGCGCTGTATTACCGGTCTGTGTAGTTGAATAAGCAATGCCTCCATTATGAAGCCAATTACAATATCTGGCTGCTGCCCACCAACTCACGAGATTAACCGGCTTGTTCGACATCTCTGCTCTAGTGGTATATTTCGACCCATTACTTGCAAAAGAATTATATAGTATACCGCCCAGCATAAGGTAATCATAATACTCTCTATTATAAGAATCCCATAATCCATTGGGTTGTATTCCCTGAGGATCTATTGAATTCAAAAACTTACAATATTCTAAATTCGTGATTTCATATTTTGTCATCAAATAATTATACCCGACAGAACCCTTTCCAGAAGCTGTTGGGGCGTTATTTGCATCATCTATCAAAAGAAATTCATTGGGCGCAACAGGATTCCATCCAGAACCATCCACTAAAATACTATAAAGAGACGGGACGGGGCTTTTCTGAAAAGATACGGGTATTGTGTTATAAAAAATAGAATTTATCAGTGGGGCTGTTTGTGTCGTTAGTGACAGGCTCGCCGCTATAACTATAGATGTTTTTGCTAAACTATCTGTATTTGATATCATATTAAACGTAGCAGTTGATAGTGGTCCTAGCGATATAAGTCCGGATGGATTTCCTGTTCCTGAAACTATTCCTGATGAGCCAGGACCATAAGAAACACTCCAAGAATTTGTTGTAATCTTACTATCGAGAGGACAGTCTATATCCATACTGATCGTAAATTGCTCGTCATTAATAATGGTAAAGGAGTGGTTTAGTTGCTGTGAGGGTATATAAAAATCAGGACCATCAAAAGAAACATTGATGTGCGTATGGTCTTCACCAGTAATCCTAAATCCAGAAGTACTACTACTATCGCCAAGGGAACCTCTGAGTAGTCCAGAAGGCAGCCCCAATTCATTAACAGAAGAAGAGTAAGACCCTCCCAATAACCATCCATCGGAAGTCCACTCCGCTACACTACCGGCCTGATCGTATGTTCCGTAAGCACTAGGACCCCCATTTAATCCTACTGTTGTAAGATTACCACTCTGGTTATTCCAGTTTGCGCAATTATTGAAGTTTGCTGTGTTAGTTCCTGCTGGGGAGACCATGATAATCCTTTTAAATATCTTTTAGTATCTTTCTAAGAAGCTACGCCTAGATTCTTAATTCCTATTTGCATATTATTAATATCCTGAATTGTCCATGGATTTGATGTAGCTGGATTTAAATTTACAAAACTAGAAATAACACGGTATTCATTGGATACTACTGTTTTTTCTGGCCCTAAATCATATACGGTTGAGGTTGTGCCGTCTGTCATAACATTGACAAACTTAGCATTACTATTTATGCTGGTTTTACGAACTATATTTACAGGCTTTAGTATTATTTCTAAATTTCCAGCTGGCGGAGATGCTATATTAGATATATCAAATATTGATGTTTGTCCAGGGGTATTCATTGGAGAATATATGTAGTTGGAATCTCCATCAGCGTTGTTTAGATTGAGGTGCTGACTGTTTGAGTTATTTGCTGTCCATTCGGTAGTAGAACTATTGCCAGTAAGTGATAATCTATATATTCTAACACTAGGCCCAAAAAGACACTCAGTAATATTATTTCCGGCTGATAAATATAGGTCATCAATTGAGTGAATTTGACTGGCAAAATCACTTCTACCATAAAAAGATATCGATTTTAATGAACTAAATCCAGTAATAGATGTGACTGTATCGCCAGATAAGTTTTTTAAGTATCCATGTATGGTTCCTCCGTCTTGACTAGCTCTAATCTGGATAGTGTTACTATTTGTGGGATCTATAAAAAACTCTAAATAAATGGAGGTATTAATAATATACTGATCATTACCGAGATGTGAATAGCCCCAGCTGCGACCAAGCACGCTGCTAAAATCGTAAACGGCAACCACAGTCCCACTCTGGACCAGTTCTAGACCGATACTAACAGCATTGTTATATGTAGTTCTTATAGTATTTATTTCTAATACAATATTATTAGCAGAATTTGTAAAAGTCAAGTACTTTACTCTGTGTGGAGCTGCAGTATAGGCGGTATGTGAATGACCGATTCCTGCTGCACTAAATCCTAGACCAAAACAGCTATTAGTAGATAGAGGATCTATAAAATTGGATAAACTTATACTTTTCTCTACTGGCGCCGCAAATGGGTGACCCGGTATGCGTATTTGATTGTTTGTTCTTCCCTCGCCATAAGAGATTTCTAGGGGATGGCTGGATGACCAATATGTTGTATCTATATTTGGCAAATCATTAGTAGAATAATTGAATCCCTCATAAAAAACAATGGCCATTTTAAATCTCCTAAAACTTAAAAATTTAGACTGATATAGTTATAATTACACCATTATTCATTTTGTTCAATTGCATCCTATGAACTAACCACAAGCACATCTCCATACATTTGCGAATTAACCATCGTTCCGGTATCCTTCGGTTCTACGAGCACATCTCCATACATTTGTGAATTAATCATCGTTCCGGTATCCTTTGTTTCTACAAGCACATCTTCATACATTTGTGAATTAAGAATGATTTGATTATGAATGGGTCTAACCATAGTATCAGAATAAATACTACTAAGAATCTCTAAATTAAAGTCCTGAATAATACTAGCATCTAAAGATAGAAAAGTAGAGTGGGTCGGTGACACTATCGGATCTCCGCCAGAAGTAACAATACTTATACATTCTGGTGTGATATTTTTTTGTGTCGGATACGACCAATATCCAGAGTTTTCACCATCTCCCATGTAGTATCCAGCCTTTATCCACTCATTTAGTGTTGGTATCCTAAACCTACTACTCAAGGGCCTAAACAGAGTAGATCCCGAAGTTGTGGTGCCGATATTGTAGGCGCCAAAATTTTGTGGTGCTATACTAGTATTATCGCTTTTTCTATACTTATTACCTCCATTATATAGCCAATTGCAATATCTCGCTGCTCTCCACCAATTAATAAAATTAACTGGTTTATTTCCCATATTTGTCTTTGTCATATACTTATGGCCGTTTGGGGCAGATGGTAGCAGCTGTATTCCTCCTGTTGCGGATGATGTCATTTCTGCTGTGTAGATGCTATTTGGATTAGTTCCTGCGGGATCAACACTATTTAAAAATAGGCAATACTCGTTATTTGTAATCTCATATTTAGTAATTTGATATGTGTACGATACAGAACCCAATCCTTCGATAGAAACAGAGGATATATCCCAGTTGGGATTTGGTGTTAAGGTACTATTATTCCAAATACCAACAAATCTAATTTTAAAACCTGGGCCAATCGGCAATCCTGTTAGATTTATAAGACATTCACTACGGATATATTTATTTTGTAGGCCACTCCATCCATTCGTTGTATTGTACCATCCTTCGCTAAATAAGACAGACGGAATCTCAACCCAATTAACACCATTATCTATAGAGCACTGTAGTTTTCCATGGTCTAGTATGTTTTCAAAGTTCCATTTATGTTCAACTACTACTTTATAAGTATTGTGTGGTATGCTGGGGCTGGTCAAGATGGCCTGCTTATTGTTATTTCCAACTATATACCATCTTCCTGGTTCCCAAACAAAAGGAGTTCCCGAGGTGGGAGAGGTTGTCCAGCCTCCGTTGTTATTAGTAAAATCATACCGTGGTATGTCGTAAGCAGAGCCTGTATAATTGTGATTATTATTTATGTCTGATACTCTAACAAATTCGTTGCTAGAAATCCCAGAAAAAAACTTTTTATATGTTGATGGTCCTAGCCGCATCTTATATACTCTCTAGTTAAACTATAAGAAAAATTTCCAATAGATTCCTTGTTCTTAAGTATAATCCATCCATTAAAATTACTAGCTTTTTTATTGAGTTCTGTTAGAACGCAGTTTTTTAATTGAGCGATCTTACTTTGATCGCATCCTGATAGCGTTCCTCTGGCTGTTACTGTAGCTCTTGCTGGAGTATCCCCTATTGGTTGCACAATAGCATTTACACCATTAGGCACTATAATTTCCACAATTTTCACTGACGGATTGCTAATTTCTACACTAACATCAATAGTGCCTATACCTCCTCCGTTTGCCTTACAAGCGCTCACATCTCCAAATTCTGCACTAAAAGTTATTTCACCACTTATAATAGATTTAGTAATATTGCTAGATATTCGTTGATAACAAACCTTATTATTTACGCATGGGTCTGGGGCTATGCAAGAACCCTCGGTACCAGACAATACTATACCATCTCCAGCCCACGAACCAGAAGTAATAGAAGAGGATATCTTTCCATAAGCAGACATAGCATTACTCATTTTATCAGAACCAGAGGCTTTATTACCAAGATAGTCTGTTGTTGCTGAGGACAGACCCTTGATGGTTCCGTTGATAATTTTGGTTTTCATTTTCTTTTTTTCATCAAATTTATCTTCTGTTGTTATGTCCACCCATGCTGATGGAGCGCATCCTCCTTTGCTCATATATAGATCAAAAGACCAGGTTACGGTACCTGTGCCAGTATCTATGTCTAACCTTTTTGTGTCTAGCCATTTGGACCATCCGCTAAACGTAGAGATGGGGCTGGTGTCGCATGACTGTAAGGATAATAGAGCATTTGCTCTTTGTTTAATGATATCAAGGGACTGATCTATTCCTTTAAATTCAGGTACTCCGCAAATTTCTCTACCATAAGAAGCTACAGATATTTGTCCAGAAGCTTTTACATATGATTTACTAACATTCATAATAGAATCTGTAGAACCTATAGTTGATCCTTCTGCCTGAATACTAATTGTCTCACTATAGCTTTGTAAGTATTCTACGTTTTTCAAACAATTATTTTTTAAAAATTGAGAGTCTGGCTCAACAGCTGGTTTGCCTCCTATTGTTTCTATCGCTATCTGCATACTATAAGTAGCCACGAAAGGCTGGTCCGATGGATTTATGTCTATTGATCTAATTCTGCCAGAACCATCTAAAAAATCACTATTACCAGAACACCCAATTATAACATTAATACAATTTGTGTTCATTTGCTTATAACTTAAATTATTCATTTGACTAATAATATCTTCACCAACCAAAGTTCCGTTTAGCGTAACTAGCAAAACACCACCTATAATAACCTCTCCAAACTTATTGTACTCGTAACTAGTGCTAACATACGGAGCTGGCCTAAGATTGGTTCCGCCAACATTTACAAAATTAAATGAACTCATTTTAGCAACCCTTAATAAGATCTATTTTTAAGCTATACGAATTAAGTGTTTGGGTCTCTGTATGACCGATAGTATAATAGGTACCGTCTCCGGTGTGTTGATTAATCTGCTCCATAAGATTATCTGATCCTGATGAACAGTTGGCCGGAGATGGACATCCTCCTCCTTGAGATGTAATGGTAAGTGTACCAGACACGCGCTTGGCTGTTTTGCAATTGATATTCTGTATAGATGTTCCGTGACCAATGATACTATGTTCTACTAGTGTTGGTTGAGGATCATCAACATCAATAATCACTTCTGTTTTATTTCCTTCGCTCGCACACTGACCAGATTCCGTGCTCGCCCACTCAAAACTAAAATTAATAGATCCTTCTGTTCTATTTTTGGAAATAGTAGAGTTTGACGGCTCTAAACATCCTACCTGTGGCTGTGTAGAATTACCGCATTGGCCGGTAGGGATATTAGTGGATGTTTCCGGACAGTTAGCCGTTCTGGTTAAAAGCAAATCCATTCCGTCCCAAGAAGATACATCTCTATATCTACCTTTAATCTCTGATAGAGCAGCATCGGCATTGGCTATTTTTGAGGCGGAGCAAGTATCTCCCAAATTCACTAAGTCTGACCAAGATATCGGCGCCAAGCCAGTAATAGTTCCGGATATGGTTTTTGTTTGCGTTTCGGAATCATAGGATCTGCTGCTACCAAAACTTAAGTTTACTAATGCAAGATGTGTGGTTGTTGGAGGTAGCATTATTATAGTAGATGAAAAATTTAAACTTCCTTCGGAACTCATTTCTAGTGTTCTATCTTGTAAGCATATTTTCCAGTTTTTATATTCAGAAAAAATATCATTTTGCGGACCAATTTTTATGAGTCTTTTCACAACCCCTAAAGCTTTACTAAAGGGGGTTCCGCTACTAGAACACAAAGGCTTGCAAGTAACGCTAATCTTGTTCGTAAACTTAACAAAAGAACTACCCATAGAATCTATAATAATTCCATGAGATTCTTCACCTATTTCTATACTTTCCGATATGCTAAGGTCTGTAACGCAATCATCTTTTGTAATTCCTAAACTATTAGGGGGCAAATTCTCGATAGGTGTTCTCACCTCAATACTATATCCACCCTGATTAACCCATGTTGGATCGGGACCTTGTTCTATGCTTACATTGGAAATTCTACCCTGCCCATTAAAAAATCCAGGAATATTCACAGGCACACAGGTACTCTGCTTACCCATATCTCTTATGCTTTTTAGTTTTGTCATTACCGAAGAACCAGACAGTCCTCCATCCTCGACAGTAACCGTACCGCTAATAGTAAAGATGGTATTACCGCCTAAAACCTCTCCGGACTTACTTTTGAAGTAATCATACGCTACCTTGACCATAGGCGTTGATGTTGAGTCCAGAGTTGCTTCTCCTATTGTTATAGACATAAATAAATCCTATGATAATCTAACTAAAATTAGTTATTTTTTTTAAGCTCATTAATTTCTGCCTGAAGTTCTTTAATTGAATTAATTAATAAAACTATCATATGATGATAATTAATGCTTTCTATAGTCCCGTTGTCTTCTCTTACAACAAATTCTTCCAGGCCGGACGCTGAAACTTTTTCTGCTATTAAGCCAGCTCTGGTTGTTGGATTCCCTTTATAATTAAAATAAACAGGATCCAATTTCATTAAGTCTTCAAGGCCTTTGTCGTATGGCCTTATGTTTTCTTTGTATCTTTCGGAACTGGTAGAGGCTTTTATTATATTGTTTTCTATTACTAGTGGTGAGCCTCCGCCAGTGGTAGGATATCCAGAATACAACACTCCACTACTAACTACATTTAAACTAGCTGGGCCAACAGATAAAGATACCAATCCACTACCAGAAATAACTACGCTATTAGATCCAGAATAAGCAATATTATGGCCTACTATTACATTATTTGTTCCAACTACATCAGAAGATCTTCCTACAACAATATTATTATTGCCAGAAGCATACAAATCAGTACCACACAATAAGCCACCAGATCCATAAAGCTCATTACCATAACCAACCAAAATTCCAGAGTTGCTGATACTAGCTGTATTTCCAATACCAACAGCAAATACAGAAGCATCTAACGATGTGCCACTAGCGCTATTGCTTCTGCCAACCAACACACTAGCTCTAGATAAAGCCAAGTTATCGGAGCCAACAGCAACAGAATACTCCGCATGTGCTCCGTTATTATATCCACAAGCTATAGCATAAAGACCACTAGCAGCATTATTATCACCTATAGCCACAACATAGTCTTCATTAGCAAGATTGTTGTTTCCGACCATTATCACGCCAAGATTACCCGATGCTCCACACGTATTATCTGATCCTAATACGGTAATATTATTTCCGCTACCACTAATATTTTTACCAAGCAATACATTATTTGTACCACTAGCATTGATATTTTTTCCATATACTATATTACCACTAGATAGAACAGAATTGTCGTGACCATAAATAACATTGTTGCCTACTGTTGCGTTTTTACCAATAACAACATTATTTTTCTCTACTCTCACGACCTGAGACTGAGTTCCGTCTTGAATAATTTTTGCGGTTAGTGCTGTATTCTCCGAACCGCCAACCACGCCGTTTATTTGACTAGATATTAACAAGCCCGTTTTTTGTACTCCAGAAGAGTTCACGAACTCCATAGACAACGACTCTTCTACTCCACTAGCTAAAATAGCAGTATTATTAATGCCAATAGAAACATTATCTGTAGATTGTGTTGTATATCTTAGCTTAGACTGATTATCAATTTTTACATAGGTATTGTTGTTTAATGCTAGGTATACACTATTATTGCCCGTTGCTGTTACTCCCGACCCGCCGATGATCCACACATTATTACCAGATGCGGTATGGTCGAGACCAATAATACCACCAAAAGTGCCAGTAGATAAAACAGCATTATTTCCCAAAACCACCGAATTATTACCGCAAACATTATTATAGTAACCTAGAACAACATTATCTCCTTGATTACTAGAAACAGAACCCAACAAAATGCCATCAACATTTTGGCTATTAAAGCCAAGAGTAACTCCGCTAGCACTAAAAGAAGCTACAGTTTCTTTAGATCCATCTTTATTTACATCTATATTAACAACAGAATCTTCTGATAGACTATTATTAGATAATATTTTACCATATATCTCTGCATATTGAACAGGATTGCCCGAGTTATTTAGAGCATCAAAAGATATGCTTCCTATGGTATTTGATGATGCTACTCCACTAAGAGCGGTATTTTTAAGAGATATTGCGGGACCAGCACCACTAGCTTGTATGGTTAGACCAGAGCCCGAAGTTGATGTGATGGTTAGTTTATCGGTAAGGTTCGAAGTATTTATGCCAACATTGTTTGTGCTAGCATCCACGAATAATAAGTGTGTGCTGCCACTACCTTCTACTCTGAAATCTTTATCTAATGATTGTTCATTAAATACAACTGTTTGCGTACCTGTTGGGATTATTACATCCGCGGACAATATAGTTCCAGAACCACCGACTAATAAAGAGCTAGAGGTTGGCTCCCAAGACAAAGAAGCTACTCCACTAAAAGCTTGATTATTAGCAAATTGAATAGTACCAACATTACCATAAGCTGTGGTAGAGTCCTGGATAGGGTCCAATACCAACCATCCGCTCTGAGAGGGTACAGATATTAATTGTATATAGTCTTTTTTAATAGAAATATCATATGGTAAATTTGTGCCATTGATGGTTTCTGTGCCGCTAGGAACTAGTTCAATAGCACCAGATTGTTCGAATTGATTTCCTATGGTCTTATTTAGCATGAAACCCAAAACAACGGGCTCTATACCGGAAACGCTAGGTAAAGAAACAGTAATATTATTTGACGAAGCATCTATTACATATGTGGCGGATGCTACCGGGGCTGTGAAGCTTGATGATCTTTCTTCTAGGTTAACGAAAGAAGAGTTGACTCTATCTTGACTAATAATTGGTTCTATGTATTTCGTACCTGCTGTGAAACCAACAAATCCACCAGCAGTACTAGAGGCTATTACCTTTTCTCTTACTAGCTGGTTAACTCCACCGCTACTAGAGATATAACCAATACCAATTTCCCATTCAAAATTAGCGGATGCGTCTATACGATAAATATAATAAGATAAGCTGTTGTTTGGTCCTATAGTGCCAGACAAACTCCTGTAGCCTACGGATGCGCCATTTAGCACAAGGTTGCCACCGGGATTAATGGTGGTAGTTGTATTAGATGTTTCTTGTACTTTATTAGCATAATATTTAATCGACATGGTTGCTCCCTAAGTTGTTCGAGTAAAACTTATATTCACACCTGGCATTGCGTTGCTAATTCCATTAGAAATTTCGGTAAAAATTTGGTCTTGGAATTGAGCTAAACTATCTTGTAATCCGTCTCCACCATTAACATCTACTGTTATATTGATTGGTACCGAACCACTTACTCTAAAATCTACAGCGCTAGGAATCTTAGAAAAGGCCTCTTGCATAGCGGCTATCGACGTATTAAAGTTAGCGATTACAGACCCGAAGGTTTGTGATGCTGCACTAATCGAGGTAGCTGCTGTACCAATCCTATTTGCCCCAGCCTCCAATTGACTTAACTGGCTAAAACCACCGCTAATGCTAGATGCTGCTGCTGCAAAGCTGTCCATTACAGATTTTAGTGACTCTACATTAGTAGCAAAAGAATTAAAAGCGGTATCCAAGCCCGATGTGTCCAAACTAATATTAGATACACCGCCACCACCCCCAGAACCGCCGGACGAAGGAGATATAGGACCATCTGACCCACCGCTAAAATAGCGAACCTTGCCACCTTTAGCATATCCTGGTACTTGATTATTATTAATAGCTTTTAATAAGGGTAGGTGTTTTTGTGTGGCAGCACGGTTGATCACAAATTCACCCGGCGTTAGCATAGCGGGAACCGTATCCGTACCCTTTGGGGTAAAAGGAATTAACTGGCCTTTTGCCGCATAAACCACACCGCCGGTACTCATACCTCTAGCCTTACGTATTTGTCTGCGCATTTCTTCTTCTGAAACTATAGCATTAGCTAAAGCATCCTTATTATAGGCTACTGCTCCAGCTCCCGCAGCACCGACACCAGACCTAACTAAAGATCTTCTATTAGACTTATCTTTTTCTAATCTTTGTAAAGCCGCGTATGTTTGCTCTTCTACGCTTCTATCCGCAGAAGCCTTTTGGGTTGCCCGAATCTCTGCTGTTTTTTTAGCATCTTTAACTGACTTAATTGCTTCTTTGCGTTCCTTCGCTGTTATTGGTCCTTCAGCAGCTTCTTTGGATAAATCGTATCTATTGCTACCACCATATTTGCCTTCTCCGCCGCTACCATATTTTTTGAGTATCTCATCCTTGTCTGCTTCCGCTATTGCTTGCGATAGCGATGTTCTGGTAGAGCCTCCTGTTTTTGTGGATGCTGCTCTTGTTGCTGCTGTGGTTCTACTTGTTGTAGCGGGAGACGGGGAGGTAAAGTCTGGCATCTCTATACCTTGTCTTTTGAAACTCTCTGCCATCTTTTTTCCATCTTCAACGGCCCAGGCCAACTCCAGACTGCTTCTGGTTTTTTCTCTGGCGACCCACGGAACAGAGTTTGGAGATACCTCTCTTCCATCGAAAAGAGACAAGTCCTTTGTTTCGTTTGGCGATGAGGACACACTATTATCAACACTGTCCCCAGCCTCTTCTAAAAATTGCGATGCCTTTTGATCTTCAACCTTAACAGCTCTTGCTATTCCAGCATCTTTTCTAGCATGTCTCTCTATTTTACGAGCTTCTCTAGCCGCCTCTACATCTTTTTGTGATCTAAAATTACCAGCTTCATCTAGTACACTTCTTGGATTGGCAGCTTTTGTGCTTTTGGGTAGTCTGAGCGTTCCCGGCGTGTATCTTGATGGATTTTGCGCTGCTCTAGCAGCAATTCCTTTGGCATTAGCTACTGCCTTACCAGAGTTGGCAACATCTTGTGCGGCAGACAATGCTTTGCCAATACCACCAGTACCAATACCCACAGCCATTTCGGCGGGATCTAGCGCCCCAACACCAATTCTTGCTACTGTTTGAGCTATGGTTCCAAGTGTCTTCGAGCCAGTAAGACCTTCAACGCCACTACCAGCACTAGCAGCTGCCTCATCTAGAACTTGATCTATAACAGACTTTCTTTCTCCATACTTCTTTCTATAGGTATCTAATTCGGTTTGTTCTAGTTGTTGACGAGTTTCATATCCAAGAGCATCGTCTCTTAGAACTCTTTCCGCACGAACAGCTCCGCCACCAGCAATTTCTGATGGCTTAACTCCTCTCTTGATTGCTAGAGTAGCATATTCTTGTGAGTCTTGCGGACTAAGTTTATTTTTATCTGCTAGCGATTTTAATTCTTCATATCTGTCTTGTGTGGCAAGATTCTCTTCTGCTCTCTTTTCATCAAATTTAGTTCTCGCTCTATCAATACCAGCTTTTACTAATTCTTCTCTTTCTAGTTCCTTATTTAATTGAGCAAATTCTGGGTCTATTTTTGCTAAATCTGCTTCTGTGCGTGGTTTTGATGCTCCGGAACGCTTGCCTCCGGCCACAAATGGATCAAGCTTTGCCTTCTTTTTCTCTCTTAGTTCAGCAACTCTAGAGTTTACTTGATCTGGATTAATATTAATAATCTGTCTTGATACAGGATCTATTTGTACGGCATTCTCTACTGCTGTTACTTGTGCTTCTTTAAGGTCTCTGGCTTCTGCTTCCTCTTTGAGTTTTTTCTGTTCTTTTGCTAGTTTTTGAGCTTCGTACTCAGCATTTTGTGCCTTGATACTATCTTGTAGTCTCTTTTCATCAGCTGCCTTTTTTGCTATAGCAGCAGCGCCAGCTTCTTCTTGTTTCTTTTTATCTGCCTCTTGCTGTAGCTGGGTTTCTTTTGCTTTGTTGCTCCTATAGGTAGCCATACTTTCTTCGGCTTTTTTATCTAAAGAGGCTCTAAATGTTGCGTCTTCTTTCTCTCTAGCAGCAACCATTTCGGATTTTTTCTTATTTCTTTCTGCTTCTGCTGCTTTTGCTATTTGGGCATTTTGATATTGCGTTAAAAGCTCCCTATCTTTAGCCGGTAATCTAGTTACTTCTTGTGGCTCAAGACGGTCTCCTCCCTCATAAGTTCCAGCAATAGAGTCTGCTTTCCATCCGAATCTTTTTGCTAATGCAGCGCCCCTCTTTTCATCTAATATTTCTCTAGCTTTTTCTGGACTTAATTTGTCTTCCGTGCCATAGGTAGCTAGTCTTTCCTTCTTGGCTCTCTCCTCCCTCTTCATTGCCCTATGCTCTTTAATAATGTCTTGTGTTTCTTCTGAGCTGATTTTGGCATTTGGTCCTAACTGTTTTTGTTTCCATGCTAGAGCATCTTTTTGCTCTTGTTGTGCTCTCTGTTGTTTTTCTTGTTCTTTCTTTGCATAGAAAGGGTTGTTTGCTAAGAAGTTGGCTCTCTTTTGGTTTTTATCTGCTAAGTATGCTTGCCTAGCAGCATTTCTTCTAGCAGCTATTCTTTCTTCTGGCGTTACATCAGAACCAGACAACATCTCCATTGCTGGCCTGCCGTCATCCGGTTTATTTGGGTCGTAAGGACCTCTTTGAATTGGTGGTTTTCCGCTATCGGGCTTATTTGAGTCTGGTCCCATACCAATGGGTTTTGGTTTGTAACCACCAATTAAGAAGTCTTTGGTGAGTTCGGGTTCTTGTTGTGGTGCTGATGATGTGGCTGCTGGAGGTCCGTCTACGGACGCAACGCGATCTTTTGCCTTTTGTATTCTTGCTTGTTTTCTCTTCTCTACCTCTGCTTGATATGTTTCGTATTGTTTCTGTTCTTCGAGTGTCAACCTATTAAGATCAACCCTACCAGTGGCAAAATCCATTCCTTTGAAACGAAGCTCATCTCCCGGAATATCAGTAGTATCTAGAGACTCCATATCGAACATATTTAATTCACCAGTACCAGCTATTCTTCTGTCCCTTTCTAAATCTCTTCTTTCTCTAATTTGGTCCATTCTTGGTATAAAAGATTCCTCGATTTGTTTTCTTTGGGTTTGTAATTCGCCATTTGCAACATATGTTTGTCTTATCTTCTCTAGAATAGCTTCTTTTTGAGGACCTTCTGGTATATTAGCATAGTCACTCCTTAATAAAGCCATTAATGCATCATTTTCTGCTATTTTTTGATCAACAGCAGCATATTCAGTATTCATCTCTACTTCTAATGCCTTAGCATCTGCATCAATTGTAGTGTCTTTAGGAACATAGCCACCTTGTTGTAGGTAAACAATACCCCCCCTACTATAACCCTTAGCTCCACTATTAATAGCCTTAAGAAGACCCATATTCTTAGCAGCAGCTTTGCGATTAACAACAAACTCACCGGGAGTTAACATAGCTGGAACAGTATCGGTTCCTCTTGGTTGGAAATTAACCATATGTCCACCGTCTTGAGCATATACAACTCCGCCACGAGCGAGCCGTGGTGGATTCGCTGGTTTAACTACCGAAGGATCTCTTTGTCCACCAGCACCAACAGTAGCGTTCCAATTCGCGCCAGCCTGATTAACAGCTGTTAAAAATTCTTTACCGGCAGTAATAATCCTTTCTGCCGACTGATTAATGGCCTCTTGTTGCACCTCATTAAATCTATAGAATTCATCTATCAATCCCTTCATCTCTGGTGATGGTTCTCCAAGCCCAATACCTATTGAATTCATCATATTTTGAACGAAATTTTTATCTAGTCCTTGTAGATTCGCAGCATTCTGTATAAATTTTTCCTGTATGTCTTTGGCATCTCTTGGATTTGCTCTTAGAGCATTCTCTAAGCCCTGAACCGCACTGGCCCATCCATCCGGCCCAACATTTTGCCCAGCCATAACTCTTTGATAGTTATCAACGCTATTGATGAACTCCATTTGCCATTCTGGGTTGTTCGCATTTTTCAATATTTCTAAAAACATCGATTGTCTATTTTCGTTCTGCTGTCTAATCTCACCAATTTTAGCAAGAGCGTTGGAGGCTCTACTAGAGTCTGTTGCTAGTTTCTGGTGGGCTGTTTGTAGATTTCTGGCCTCTGCTGTTGTTCTGGCCAGAGAAGAATTTAGTTCTTTGAATCTAGCACTATCAACAGATGGCCTCTCTTGATCTAGTTGTTTTTGAATATTTGCCGCTTCTGCTTCTTTCTCAAGCATTCTTTGCATTATTTGTGCTGGGTCTAGTGTTCCTGTGCCTCTAGCTGGTCTTCCATCAGCACCGATTCTGGAAGTAAGAATATCTATAGCATTCTCAAAAGGTTCATTCATATCAAACAAGCTAAGATTTCCACCCAGAGCTTGTGTTAACTGATTTTCTCCTTCTATTCCGATATTTTCTTTTTGTATTTGTAGTTCTGAAAATCTATTTAGTTGGCCAGAAAATCTATTAAATGAGGCTGTTAGTGCGGCCACTTGATCATTGGCCATTTTAATTAGATTATTAAATATTTCTAGTGTTTTAGTATCAGAGCTCAATATTTCATTAATAGCATTATTGTCTTTAGATAATTCCTCTACTGTTAGTCCCTGTCTAGAATTGGTTTGGATTTTTTCTGTGATTTTAGCTATTACATTACTAATTATAGCATTAGGATCATCTACCTTCCCCTCTAGCACTGTGGACAGTCTATTTCTAATAACTTGAGCAGCAGATCCTTCTGGGTCGAAGCCCTTCTTTTCTTTAGCCGCAATTTCTGATAGTATTTTCGGTAATTCTGTTTCTAAAATTTTCTTATTCGTGGCTGCCGACTGAGCCTCTTGAACCACAGCCGGATTAAACTTAAGATCAGACCCGATCTTACCAATCTCTGATCTAATAGCCTCAACAGAATAAGCACTCATATTCTCCAATACATTTTCGTTTCTTCTGTCTGGGCCAGCCATCTGAACCTGATCTCCAAATGCACTCCCAAGATTAATTTCTATTTGTCTTTGAGCTGCCTGGAAATCCACACCAGCCTTATTAACTGCGGAAGATATGTCGTTTAACACACTAGCAAATAAATTTATGCGAACGGTTGCGGATGCTGCTGCTTGTTCTAGTTTCTTTTCTGCTGCTATTTTATCAACAATACTCTTCTTAATATCATTATTAAACGATTCTTCTGCTATACGTCTAATTAACTTATTAAGATTATCTATTCTTCTCTTTATCCTGTCTCTATCCTCATCGGTATCGGCCTGAGAAAGCTGTTGTCTAGCGGCGGATCTATCTGCCATCAAACTTGTTATCGTCTCATTGCCTTGAGAAACAGCAAATATTTCCTTCATAGAAGCAAGAGAGTCTGGTCCAATTTCGGCAGATATTTGCTCGAATGTTCTACCTTTGCGTAATCCTTGTTCAAACAATTGTGGTAGGTCTCTATTAACTTGACTATTTCGAGCTAATGCTGCTATTTCTTTACCTAGTTGATTTGTGTCTATTTCTCTTCTGAAGCCGTTAAAATTAGCTGGTGTGTCTTGAATAGGCATATTGGTTAAGCCAGTCAGATTCAATCCGGACTTGAGTATGTTTCCTAAAGACTCAAAACCCTGTGATGCTATTTCTGATGTGATATTAGCTGTGGAATTACCAAGGTCTGCAAAAAAGCCAGACCAGCCCGATGCGGGAGCAATCTTGTCTGTGGTGCTATTTACAGACCTAGAAAAGCTACCAGATGTGCTTCTAAGATTATCCACAATATCTTTGATAAGAGAAGAAGATTCTGCGTTTGTGGTACTTTTTTCTAGTTTTTCAAAACCTTTTTGTATCTTAATGGATGCTTTCTCTGTTTTACTAGCTTCTTCTGCTAGGGTAGCATCGGATACAGCATCTGTCCATGCTTTGATAGCTGCTGTTGCTCCGGTAACAACACCGGCAAGAGCGCCTACAGGACCAAACATAGCGCCAACTCCAACACTACTAGCAAAAGCAGATGTTGCGGCACCTATTCCAGCTCCGGTTTTGCCTCCTATCGCATCGCCAATAGTATTGCCTATCATACCACCAGCCAAACTCAAGCCCAAACCAGCTCTTTGCGCGCCAGCACTAAATCTATTCAGTCTACCACCCATACCACCACCAGGAACATTCTCATTTTCAGCAAATGTACCCATACCGAACAAAGCGCCAGTTGTTCTAAATCCTCTACCAACAGCACCAGTTAAGCCAGATGTCATGCCCCTGTCTTTGGCCAACTGATTAACTATATTGCGTCTCTCTCTAATTTCTTCATTATTCCTTGCTCTTAATTCTCCTAGCATTCTTCGTTGTTCGGTAGATGATGCTGACGCGAAAGCAGCACTACTTCTTAGCTCTTGTTCTCTTGTTCGTATTAATTGAGCATCCATCTGGGCAAGGGTTCTCCTGTCCATCATGCTCTGATTAACATACTGTTCGATATCTGCTCCGGTTACGCCAGCGTCTCTCATGCTTCTGGCCGGAGCCCCAGTTACTGCTGTTGTTGCAGTTTCGTAACTTCTGCGTCTAACATGGTCTTGGAAGCCGGTGTCATTAGCAAGAGTTTCTTCTATCTCCTGTTGTGTTCTGCCGCGAGAGGCCATAATTGTTCGGCGCTCATCTAGTAGTCTTTCTCTTTCGGTTTCTGCTCTGGTTTGAATATCTTGTAGAGTACCACCAGTAGCACCACTCATAATTTGTTGAGTATTGAGCTTATTGGCATTTTGTTCTCTAACATTAGCAAGCTGTTGTTCTGCTCTATAGATATCTGTAGCAGAGGCGCCAGCCATTCTAAGTCTATTAACATCCGCTTGAAGCGCTCTTTCAGATACTGCTATACTAATAGCTCCTCCAGCCTCTATCAGTCTAGAAGAAGCGGACGCTGATAAACCTAGTGCTTCTAAAGCAGAAGACATTTCATTGATTGCTGCTATGGCCGCGCCAACAGCGGTAGTATTTCCTCTTGTGGGATTTTCGGGTCTGGCTGGGAGTACCGAGCCTCCGCCAGCAAATCTTTGAACAACACCGCCCTTATTGAATCCTTGGACCTTATCTGCTTTATTAAGTTGATTTAATTTTGCAGCTCCTAGTCTAGAGGCCGCTCTTTTGTTAATAACAAACTCTCCTGGGGTTAAGAGCGCTGGAACCGTGTCCTCTACACTACCTCCACTATTAAAGTATTGGAGTGCTGATGGCGAACTAATAGCTATGGCTTTGGAAATAGCATTAGCAATATTTTCAGGAGTGGGAGATACCTTAAATTCATTTGGCGTCACAAATCTACCGCCAAATAGCCTTCCTAATGCCTCCTTGTTGCCAGCCCCAGTAAAATCAAAAATTGCGTCTGTTGTGTCATTATCTGATAATAGATTTTGACTAGCTCTTCTAATAAAGGCTTCAAAAAAATAGCCCTTTACTGCTTGTCTGGCAGAGGAGCTTATTAGTTGATCTGTTGATACTTGCCCTCTTCCGGGTCTTAGTGGCTCTGGCAAAGCGGCTACTGCATTATCAAATAGATCTGGCAATCCATTCATAATTTGTCTATCAAAAATATCTTTACCTCCTGGAGATAAAGTACTACTTTTGCCGTCTGTTGTTATTCTAGCTCCTCTAGCCTTTTGTTTATTCCCGATAAATTCCCTAAGCTTGTCTACGCCAGTAGCATTACCTCTAGCCAATACATCGCTTATGGTAGCAGAGATATCTGGTGCTCCACCCTCTAAAAATGAAACGCCGAATGTTTTAGATAGCTTTATTCCATTAATAATTTCGTCTGATTGCGCGCCGCCTAATTCTTTACGAGACTTAAGTTGGGATAATCTAGATTGTTTATCGGATGTAAATGCTCTTAGTTTTTGTCCCGAGTCTTGCCATCTTTTTTCTAGACTAAGCAAACCAGATAGTTCGGATTGCTCTTCTGGACTTAATGGCTTAACAGTACCAGATCTGTACGAACCGGTCCCCTTTTGTGCAAATCTTTGTACCAGTCCGCCCAGAGCAAATCTAGAGACCCTGTTTGCTCTTGGACCCTTAGACCTAATAGCATCCATAGCGGGCTGCTTGTCTCCTCCTTGAGTAAATACCATATTTTGAACTGGGATGCCAAAAAGTTGACTTAAATATTCTGGAACGCCTCGTGTTCTACGAGACTTACTAATAATGCTAACGTTAGCGGCCTTTAGTTCTCCAGCACGAATAGCTTGTTGTAGTGCTCTACCAAATGATGTTAGTGGTGATGATTGTATATCTTTTAGTCTATTCTCGTCGTCCCTAAAGTACTTGGATAAAACAGCATTCTTGGAGCTCCCCGGAGCGCTACTGTACGCTTTATCTCCTGTGGTTCTTATGAGTGTTCTATCTACATCAACGCCGCCACCGCCAGCTTTTATTAGATCTTGTATCGAAGATGGTTTTGGTAGTATTGATCCGCTAGTTTGAATAATATCATCTACCATTGGAGCATTTGCTATTCCGCCTCTAGCAAATTTTTTGACTCTGCCCCCACCAGCATATTTATTCATTCTATGCAAATTACTAGTACCAATAGCTGCTACCGCTTTTTTGCGAATAACAAACTCTCCGGGAGTGAGCATCGCGGGAACAGTATCTCCGTTTCCGCTACCAGGAACAACGCCACCAGTAGCAAAACCTCTTGGACGACGACTTACTCCTCCGCTAAAACCACCAAAAAACTGACCCAAAGCGCCAACACCCCTAATAGCGGTAATAGCAGCAAGAGCGGGTAGCACATCTTTAGCAGCATCTGCTACGGATATTAATGCGCTGGCTAGCTTTAAGGAAACGTCTGCGAACGCTTGAAAGTTTGAGCTTTGTCCTATGTCTCTTACTAGAGATATGAATTGCTCTCTAACTTTTGTTATTCTCACAGCAAGTGCTTCTTGGGCTGTAGCCGCATCATTAGCGAGCGATCCCGAACCCTTTTGGGCAACAGAAAGAGCTTGTTGCGCTGTAGCAAACTGTTGGATAAGAGGAATAACCTTACCGATCTGTCTGAAACCACCAAGCTCTTCCACTATCTCGGAGAATCTTAGATCTCTAGGATCTAGTGTTCTAAGACCATCAGAGAGTCTCCTAATCGCTTCAAAAGGACCGACGAACTTACCTTCTAAATCAGTTAGAGTAATACCAAACTCTTTTAGAGAATCTATTGTGGATGTTCTTTGTATTCTGGTAAAAATAGTTCTTAAACCGGTAGCGATAGTTTCTGCGCTTTCACGAGTAGTGGCTCTTACACTTGTAAATACTGCCAAGAACTCATTGAGAGCATCTTTCCCCTGACTTACTCCTTGACTAGCAGCGGCAAACACACCACCGGTTCTTTGAATAGCAGTAATAATATCGCTGGCTTCTACGGCGAATTTTGCAGCAACGGCGTTTACCGATCCAAGAGCGGATTCAAGTTCTCCAGCACCAATGCCGAACTGTCTCATCAAAGCGATACTTCCCTCGACAGTTTCGTTAAGGCCATCGAACGACGGAGCGAGTGCTGATTTAGCTAATGCTTCTAATGCCTGCTTTGTTTCTCCGGCGCTTAAGCCTGCCTGAGCTAGTGTTACCGACACATTTAACAGCTCCGAAGAGCTAACGCCTAAGTTGGTCGATAATCTTGTAATCTCAGAAGCTAATCCACCTAGACCAGCCTTGGTAGTATCTGTTACCTGTTGTAGTCTAACAAACTCTTGATTGAATGTTACGAATTCAGAATATGCTGATGCGATAGCCTTTCCTAGTGTATAAACAGCGCCCGTCGCTACGCTAAACGCAGCAAATCTTCTAATAGCCAAAGCTGACTGCTTACCGAACTCTGCCATTTCTGACGATGCCGCTTTTATACTGGTGGACACAGCAGTAGATGATGTGCTTACTCTACCAAGACTATTACCTATGTTGTTAACAGATGATGACAAATTATTAAAACTGCCACCAATACCCCTCAATGCGGCCCCAAGCGCAACAGCATTAGACTGAGCATCTCTTAATGCGGCACTTAAATCTCTTACGTCTCTAGTTACTGCTTGTATACCCCTAGAAGTATTGGGGTTTATATTAACATCTAAAGAAACTGTGGAAAGCTGTCTGCGTATATCCGCAACAACCCTATTTAGGTTCGACGGCCCTCTAATATTTAGTTCTGCTGTAAGATTAAATGCGGCCATTAATTACTCCATAAAATCAAAAAGACACCACGAAATACATCATGATGTCTCTTTGCTTATTTAAAAAAAGTGACGCAATATTATTCGGACGCTTTTGGCTCTTCTGTCTGTTTTGTGTTATCATCCTTATTTCCATCTTCTAAAATCGGATTACCGTCGTCATCAGTAAAGGGCTTAAATTCTGTTAAGTAATCTCCGTTTTCATCTACCAAATTACCGTTTTTATCTACAAACTGGCCACTCGCATTGACAAATCTTCCAAACTCATCTATGAGTCTTCCTTCAGCATCAACCAAGTGACCATCTTTGTTTACCAATCTCAATTTATCGTCAACAAATCTATACTTAATAAGAAACTTATTTTCTGGCAATTTCTTTTCATAATCATTATCTAGACCATACAACATATTTGCTAGAACTTGGGCCGCTTTTATAGCAATTGGCTCGGACGCTCTTCGCAAATAGTCAGCATAATCTTGAAAATATTTCTTATCCGTATTATTGGAATACACCAATGATGCTGATATTAAATAGTTAAATCTAGCATTATCAGCCTGACCTTCAGCGGTATGATTATCAAGATTGGTTCTTACGCTAATTAGCTCTCTAAGATCCTCTCTGGTGTTTTTCATCTTAATTGCTATTTCTTTAGCCATTTTAAGACTAATACCACCCTTTGATAGTGTTCTTTCGTGATCTAGCAGCTCTTGCTGTAGCGTGTTAAATTTAAGTTGTTTACTTTCGTCCCAGAGCCCCTGCTCTTTTAATAGATCGTCTAGTCTGGCCCTAACAATGCATCCAGACTTCACAGCATCAGAGAATGCTTGATTATATACCTTCTGAGCTTCTCTTTGGTCCGCCAAAGATGGCGACTTAATTGTAAAGTCCTCTTCTTTTCCGTCTAGTACTATCTTGAATGAATCTGTAATCATTGCTGTCCCCTTTCCTCTTTGTTCTTAATAATAAAGTGATATCTATAAAGATTGTTTTCTTGCTCTATATGCTCAATAATCTCATCTATTGCTTGCCTCATCTGATTATTTCCATGGTTCAGAATAGATGTTCTAACGTACTCCCACATGTCAGCAAACTCTTTTTGTTTTTCTGTTAAGTCTTTGTCTGAATTGTGTCCCCACAAATATCCAAAATTTTCTTCAAATCTTGCTAAGCCACCAATGATTGTGGTTTGAAATCTTTTGGTAACCTGATTAATAATTCCTTTTTTATACTGTCTATTATTCATGATTTTTTCCTTATGATATTCTTAGACTCGGCCTGCATCTTTTGTTGCACTTGTCTCTTTACAAAAGGAAGATCTTGCCACTCAACACTTCCTTTTTCTTTCTGCAATCTTTTTATTTCCTGTATGTTGTTATTAGTTTCCGCATCATTGAGACTATAGATGTCTTTAGCTTCCTGTTTATCGTCGGTCATCAAAAATACTTCGCCGGCATTCTTTATATTACCCCCAATTCGATCCATAATAGCATTTTTCTTCTTTTCTTTTTCGGATTTACGACCCTGAAATATAAACCATCCGTCTAGAGCATCGTCATCTTTGAATATATCATCAGAAGGAGCCTCGGGATGCTGCTTTGCGGAATCATACATCTTATGTATATTGATTAAGTTTTTATAATCATCGTTAATATCTGCTATATTTTTTTCTAGTACTGTTGCTGCGGTATAAGATCTCCAAATATCAGACTTTGCTAATTCTCTAATGTGTGTTGGATGTACCGAGTTATCTAATATCTCTTTAATAAAAAGCTGCAATTCTTTATATTTATGTGTGTTCTTTTGTGGGTTTCTGAAGTGCAATCTATTATTACTATTATAAATAGTGTTCATGATAATAAATTCATTTTTAATACTAAAAGCATACTCTTTTATACTTAAATGATTAAAGATGTTTTTTTGATTAAGAAGTTCTGCTATTTTTTTAATAATATTTTGTATTTCTTTTTTATGTTTCTTTTTCTTGTCTTGGTTGGTAAAGTTTAGATAAAGCTCAATTTTTGTATCCTCTAGTCCCGTCTCTAGATCCTTTAGTGTCTTTTCTTTGTCTTTTCCCCACAACCCAAGAACACCCAACTGGAATTCTATTTCTTTGTCTGTAAGCCAAGCCTTATCGTATTTATTTTCTTCTATGACAGAATCATAAAGTATCTCAGCTTCGTATTTGATATTAATATTAGGATATACTATTTTGTATTTTTGGTTATTAATAAAAATGTAATAATATCCTAAAATAATTCTATATAAAAGCTTATTCAAATTTTCCGTTGATGTATTTTCTAGCATGGGCTAGTGAAGTTGTCTGGTAGAATGATAACGGGTGCTATATTTGCTGGCGTAGAATATCCTGTATATGTAACCGATAATTTAAGATTAGAGTTATCTCCCGCTTCTGCTCCGCTATAACTAAAAGCTGTGAGTTGAGCATCCGGAATGGAGAAGCTGCTTCCGCAAATATTTACATTTATTGATTCTTTATAGCTCGGTCCATTTTTACATGCTGTTTGTTCTAGATCAAATGATATAGAGTCAAAATCCTGAACAGTACACTCATAGGTACAAGCAATCTCTATAGGAAAATTTATATATGCTGCATATGGTTTGCGTGTTCCAAACTCTCCTACAAAATTTCTATTAATTTTAGCATCAATAGATATATTTGATATTGGATTATCTCCTATAACACTAGGCCTACCATCCACATAGTATTGTCTTGTTTTAACTATTCCGTCGGTTCCTGTGTCTGTTTCATTACACGTCTCATTAACGGTACAAGGCTTTTTGTTTATTCCCTTATAGGATCTTTCAACAGTAAAGAATCCATCTGCTGGTAAATTATATTTGATACTATCTAATAGTACATAATTAAATACATTTTTTTGATTAGCTGCCAATACTGGGCATGTGTCTGATCCAGCATATACCTCGACGGTTGTCCACGAGTTGAGTCCTGGCTCATTCTCTAGTGAGACAAAAGAAGATAGGTAGCTTCCTACGCTAATTTCTATTTCGGGAAGATTAGCGTAGGTTGCTACTGCGTTTTTATTCTGAGATGCGTATATATTGGAAATGCTTCTTGATCCGGAAATCCCAACCGATGTTGCTCCGGCTAGTCTTGATCCGCCACCAACAGACACTCCTAAACACGAGTAAAATACTCTCTGATTTCCTGACACAAACTTTTCCTTTTAGTTTGTTTACCGTCTGTTAATTATTAACCACTAATTGATAGTTCGTTATAAGTAACGTAGGTATATGTGATTGTTGCATTTCCACCGCCCGTATCACCACCACTGTAGTTAACAGACTGTAGACGATTCTTAGCACCTAAATTAAATGTATAATAGGTTGTGCCACCACTACCTTCGCAAAGATTGATAACAATATCCTGCTCTTCTGGAAGACCAGCAGTAGTACATGTTACTGTGGATAGATCAACAGCTGTTGTATCAATACCAGTCGCACTTACCTCGATTTCTGTTGTAACTTCTAGTGGGAAGTTAACGAAACGATGGAAAGGAGCGTACTGGCCTAACTTATACATACTCTCACGACCAAGATCAGCACTAATTGTGATATTGGTAATGTTCTGACCAGCAACTTCTGTTGGAAGAGTACTGGTTGCTAAATTCTGTCTGCGCAACACTACTGCACCAGAAGAGGTTGGAGCACTAACGCTGCCTTCAGCCTTTTTATTGTTGCCAACGAAAGTAACTTCCTCTGTAAAATTACCATCAACAGGAAAGGTATAATTCACAGAAGAGATAAACATGCCTGTGCATTTCACGGCTGTTGTGCTGGTTAAACTATCCTCTGTATCATCGCCTACGCCAATAACTACCGAAACCGAATCATTGGCATTATTGATCAATGAGCCACCACCAGTAGCTAGATTCCAGATGGTTGGGCGACCATCAAGAACCTTAGAAACAGTAACTTCTACTTCGGGGTCTGTAACGATGTTATCATAGATTGCTAGCTGACCCAACTGGAACGCTTGCTCAAGGTTAAAATTTGTTGTTACACCGGCGCTTTGAGCACCCTGGACGGTTGTTTGTGTGCCGCCCGAGGGCTGAATTGCTACGCCCTGACTAGCATAAAAAACACGATTATTTGCCATTGTAAATCTCCATCTGTCAGACTGGGTTAAATGTATCGTTTTCGACTCATATAGAGGATCAATCTATAATACACCTAGGAAATAGATTTATGCTTTTTTGATATATTTTTATTGATATTTGACCAAATTACTAGTTACCAAATTCAGTATAAATAATCTCATTTGTTACTCTTACTATGCTACCATACATTCTCATATTAGTGAATGTCATATCAGAAATACTAACATTTTTTAATTGACATTTAATCCACTGATATTGCGTATCATTTATGGTTATATCATAATTTTGACCAGTTAAGTTTTTGCTTCCATTATACTTTAGTGGAAAAATTCCACCCTTAATAATTTTGTCCGTATTATATAACCATATGACTCTATCTTCTTGAAGCCTAAGTATATCTGTAATATTATTTTTATCCTTAGAATTATCAGATAAAATATGAAGTAAGATATCTTGTTCGATATATAGAGATTTATCTCCTAATCTATAAGGCCTAGAATTTGATCTAGCGACCGTTTCGATAATAACAGAAGGCAACTGTATTCTGTGTTCCGCTCCTATTGAAAAGTCTCCCTTGTCGGACAGGTTGAATCCGGTTTTATTCTCTAGAGAGCGATACTGAATCTCTCTCCAATATGGAAATTGTTCCATTTTATATACTTGAATATTTCTATAGCTATAATTTAATTCAACAGAACTACTTGGTGGTATTGGATTATTAAACACTACCTGTCCCTCTGGATAGTTCAGGGTATAGCTTATGGTAGAATTTCCTGTGGGTCCAGGATAGAAAGAACCATTAACATAAATTCCAGATATTTCTATAGGTGAATAGCTATTATAATTAATACCACTTTCATATATCCAGTCTTTTCTGGGAGTTTGCCACACAGTATTCTGGGGCTTGGTGCTATCTTTTGTTGGCTTTAGTTTATGTAAATCAAAACCCGATATGTTAGTTGAGGGTATGCTTACATTAGTGAATCCGCCAGCACTTAAGAAACCCCAGTCCAGAAATGACTTATAGTTATTTTCTAGTTCATTAATAATCTGTGTTGATCCTATGCCTTCAACACCCATGAATGTTGGGTCGTATACCATTTTATCCTCTCATTATTCTAGTGACGGATGCTTCTATTTGTGGCATAGCTTTGTCTATTGCTCTAGTTATCCAATTGTTTTTTATATTACCAGCAAATTCTGGTGGCACTCTCCACGATCCTCCGGAAACCATAACTCCAAGACCTGTTCTTGATTTTCCTGGACCATCAACAGAATAAGAGTAGTCGGTGATAATAACGCTATCGCCCTCTATCAATAGCCACCTAAGCCAATTTAATATGGATCCTTGCTCGGTTGTAAAAGAAGCACCACCAAGAGATAATAAATCTGAAAAGTCTTGTTTTACCATTTTTAGTCTAAAACCGCCCTTTATTCTACTTCCAGATATAGCTGGAGAATTAATTTCTGTACTTTTGCCAGATCTGATAGCATTAAGAATTTCTGATAACCTAGAAGCAGCATTAGGTATGCCGAACTCATGAAGTAGTGTTCCACTTACTAATGACGCATATTCTGGTTCAGACATTATGCTATTTATAAGTATATCTGCTATAGAATCTTCAACAACCTTAATTTTTTTATTAAAGAATGCTTGAATATCCGGTAACAAGGCAGATAGAATATCCCTGCTAATTTTATCATTTGTTTCTACTAAACTTAAATTAATAGATAGCTTGCTCATATTTTTTTCCAGAAGGTGAATAGATACGAGCTTTCTCCGAATCCTGCTGGTTGTGGTTCCGAGTTTCTTTGAAAATAAGCTTCTGTATAGTTTATAATATTTGTATCAACAATAATTTTATTACAACTATTAAGCTTAGGAAGGTCTTGCAATTTGCTAATAGTTTGAATCATACCTTCCGGCTTATGCACTGTAGAATCAAAGCCGACCCAGTACTTGTAATCAAACACAACTAACATATCTACAATTTCATTGGCTTCTGAATATGTTCCTCCCAAACCTCTACAGTACGGGCAAATTTGACCATCAGCAAATGGAATAGGACCGCTAGGAGAGTTATAGTTATTGCTAGACTTAGAAGAAATAGGATCTATAATGCAGTTTGGGCATGGAGTGATGGAGGAGGATCCGTATATGAGTTTGCAAGGCAAAGATAAAGAGTTTGATCTTAATAGTTCATCTATAAAAGACTTATAGATTTCTTTTAGTTGTGGCGTTATGATATTCATCTAGTAACTTCCGGAACAAACGTAATAAGACCCTGAACAACTCTTGCTGTTTGAGCTTGACTATTGATTAATTCTATATCATAATAAGCAATAGATTGAGCTACTCTTCTGGTAAAGCTCTCTGGTAAATTCATTACGATAGCACCAAGAGAAAGGTCTATTTGAAGTAATAGGTTTGCGCTGGTCATATTCAAAAGAATTTCACTAGACGAAGCGGAGGGCCTTATCTGTCCTCTTAGGCTATATCCACTTAGGTTAGCTGCGCTTCCAGACTTTGTGGCCTTATACACAATCTTGTAGGCACTACCTTTATTGATAGTTAAGTTTGTGGGCTGTACAACAAAGCAAGAGTCATTCTCTTGTGGATCCTCTAGTACACTAAATACAGTGACACAAAAAGACATAATAAGTTTCCTTATGGATTATAAAAAGAGTTTCGGTATCCGTTATTTGCTCTAATATTTTGTAGTTCTGGATCAAACTTATTCCCTGCAAAGGGACTAAGAATTGCCGCAATAGCAGTGGCCTCTTTAACATCCCAGTGGGATGTAAGCTCTTCATAGGAAGCGCACGGGCCGTTTTCAAGCATTGTTCTCCATGCGGAGCTTTGACCACTAATAGCTAAGGTAGCTGGCCCTAGGGCAGCTCGTATACCTTCCATAGCAGCCTTGGTTCTGTAAATACTTTGATCTATAATACATGCCGCTTTTAAACAAACCAAACTTATAAAAACACTATCATTATCTTCTGTTGGATCTGGACTAATACTACTATTAACAACATCTATTTGATAGGAATGGTCTAAATTTACATCAAATTGTACGTATTTACCAGATACTGTTAGGACCTGTTGTATTCTGGAATCCGAAAACTGATAAGGTTCGGTAAGATCATTAATTAAGGTTCTTACTATTATTGTTAATTCGTTTTGCCAAGACATAATTAAATTTCCTTCTTATGTTATTTGATTAGTAATAGTAAGTCAGTCTGTGCGCTTTTGACGGCCACTCCATACTATTAATATACACCTAAAAAAAAAGGGCCGGCACTAAGGCCAGCCCTTCTTCTTTGCTTATCTCAGCAATTCAATTATAGCGAGCCAAGGAGAACTCTACGGTTGTCGAGAACCGCGAAGCCCTGCTCTGCCCAGCCGTAGAAGCCTGCTCTCTTCTGACGATGGAGAGTATCGTCTTCGAAGATTTGTACAGCTTCGCGAACTGGCATAATGAAGCTATCTCTCTTGGTCATATCAAGACCAACAACTAGCTCAACGTCGCTGGCTGGTAGAGTACCAGCAAGAACATTGCTATAGAAGAGTTGGTATTCTTGACCCTCGCCAAGCTCGTCGAGATCGTGGAGGTTAACACCGAAGACACGGTTAAGAGTGCCGTCAGCAGCCACGTAAATCTCTCTGCGAGTAACCTCATCGACCTGATCAATGCCCCAGTTGCGAATGTCTTCCATCGCTTCTGGTGACACATAGAGGTCTGTGAGCTTGCCACGATTGGCTGATGTGGAGTTACCGCCACCGTTTCTACGCATTACGGTCTTCATTAGCGAAACTAGACGCTTGGTAAATTGACCAGCGGCAGCATCGCTATCGAATACCACGATGTTACGATCAACGCCAGCAGCGAGCAGTGTGTGCCAGCCGTCGTCGTTCATCTTCTTAACGAACTGAGCTTCCATAACTTCCATAGCACGACCAACAACGTCCCAACGGGCGTCTCTGGCATACTTTAGAAGATAGTCGATTGAAGCGCCAACGTCATAGGTTGGAACCATGACGTAATCGCCTTCAACGTGACGCTCTGGAATATAACCGTGATTAGGAATCGTATAGGCTACGAAATCCTTCTCTGTACCTGGAGCAAGGAAATCGAGTGGGAATTCTGGAGTAGCACCTTGATTGAGTTGGATTGGCTCAAAGATGCCGCTTAGAATATCGCCATTTAGAATACCTTGCCTTAAAGGAAGTTCAAGAGCCTTTGCAAACTCTGCGTTTGCGGCTAGCGCTTCCTCTTTGTTTAACGAACCAGAACGAATCAAAAGATCTGTAAGTTCTGGAGTAGGCTCAAATGCTTTATTATTCACTGACATTTTTTTCTCCCTTATTAGGCAATGTTGACTGATAACTTGGCGTAACCATCGGCATCTTTACCGCTCAAGAATGAACCGATTTGAACAGCGTTTGTACTCGATGTACCGATTAAACCGTTTGCACCAACATAAGCTGGTGTGCCGGCTGTGGGGGTGACGCCGCTTACAAGCATGTTCGTAACCACTTGGCCTTGACGTAGAACAGTGACCTTACCGCCAACCTGAACTTCGTCTTTGTGCCAGTTGATGTGCTGTCTTGTTAGATCAAGATCAACAACATCGTTTAGAAGGACACCGACGGGCTTTGCTCCGGAAGCAGCAGCCGCATAGGCTACGACAGCATTAGCGTCATCCATTGCAACGCCAGAACCACTTGTTACTGCACTAACAACACCACCTCGCTCGGCAGTTGTGTTCATGAAGAACGAGATATCTGTTAGGGCTTCAATACGATCTGATTTAAGAGCCATTTGTTATTCTCCCTTATTAAGTTTCTTACCTAGTCTAGCACATACAAAATCAACTAAAGCCGCGCGAGTAGTATTTATGCTCTCACTAGCATCGCTACCAGCGCTAAGATCAATATCGCTAGTATCGGGTTCGGCGTTGTCTAGAGCATCTTCTACTGTTTCGGTGACTTCTTCACTTTTTACTTTTGTCTCTTCTGTTTTTGGTTCAACCTTGGCCTTTTTGGCTGCGCTGGTTACTAAAGCAACCATAGCATCAAAAGCCTCATCTTCAAGAGACTCAAACTTTTCTACGGCTAAAGAAGCTTCTGTTTCTTCAAGACCATTCTCAAGAAGAGAAGCCATTCTTTTCATCTTCTTTTCTTTCTTGAGGGCTTCTTCTTCTTTAGACTTATATGCGGCTACAGCCTCTTCTAATGAGAGAATCTCAGCCTTCATCTTTTGCATTTCGTCTTCTTTTGTTTTCTTTTCGTCTTCAGTCTTTTTGGCTGCTTCTGCAACCTCATTCTGAAGAGCTGAGTGAGCTTCTTGCTCTGCCTTAAGAGCAGCTTCGAGGGCCGCAATCTTCTCATTGAGTTCTGTGGTTAGATCTTCTGAATTCATTATTTTGTTCTCCGTATAATTTGGTCTTATTTCAGATACACCTGATAAATCATTTTCTGTATTTTTTGCTATAGAGGATCCGATGAAATTTTCTTTCGTGAATATAATACTGTCTGGGTTGGCTGGCTTATCTACATAGCCCTTTCCTGAAAATGTTATATTTCTAAGGACTCTTCCGACTTTATGATTATCATATTCACCTTTGCCTCCGTAGGCTCTAAGATGCTTAGTAAGAAATGCTGTTTCATTAGATCTAGTTAATATTTTATACTCACCGGTTGTTTTATTAATTAGACCATAATCAAATCCACCAAACATACATTCCATGCTAACATATTTTGTGCCATTCTCTATTTCTGCTATTAATTTCTCTGCTCTTTCTTTTAGTTCTGGTGTTGAAAAAGCCCTATAAATAACAGAACCAGTAACAATATGAAATTTTTCTGGTAATTGAGAGACTTCTAGATTTTCGTCTAATAGCTGTCCGTCGTCACTTATGGGCCAATTGGCCACTATATGCCCTATGATAAGACTTTCATTATGTTCTAAGTTGGTGGGCTTATCTTCCGGCGTTCTTTTTGCTGCCCAGACCTCTTCACTAGTAAAAATATCATCATTTTTATTCCATGATGAAGAAACCAGGATAGACTGAACGTAATATAGGTCTTTATCCTCGTAAGAAGCTAGAGTAGTAAACTTATCCGCTAAATGATGGCTAGCCTTAGCCTTCTCTAAGATAGAGGTATTGGATGGTTCGGCCACAGAGGCTATGGTTAGTGTAGTAGCTGCTGAGATTAAATCGCCAATATTGTCAGCAGTTTCTTGTGGATATACAATCATTGTTTATGCTCCATTTTGTAGATTTTCATACACCATAGAATAAAAATAAGACTTAACATCTCTTAATTCGTTTACTGTTAAATCTCTATTAAAAGCATTTTTAGTTTCTCGTAAAAAGTCTAAATATTTAGAATATATGGTATTAATATTATTGTCTAAATTTGCTAGAGTTTTAATAATATTATCTTGTGATATTAAAGAATATGGTGCAGAAGATAGGAGGAGCTTTGTCCTTGTCGTTTCTGCTTCATTGTATTCTTCACTAGATAAGCTTCTCATATTTTTTTTGTTATAGAATTCGAGTAGTGTGGGGTTTATCAATTCCGCTATAGTGTCCTGGGCTTCATTAGCCCATAGGTGAAGCTTTGCTCCTGTTTGCGGCGCGAACTCTTTGGTCTTTCTCTTTTTTGTGTCTGTTGAATTTCTGGGTCTGCCTTGCTGTGGTACTCCTTTTAAAGATTCTGAGGAATCTTTAACTGAGTTTGCTCCTGACGGACCTTTCATTTCTAGAGCGCTCTTCTCTCCAGCTTTTTTCTTCTCCAACTCTAGACCCACTTGGCTTGGCGTTACTATTCCTAACTGTAGTGCGGTCTTTTTAAGAGTTTCTTCAAACTTCGCATCATAAAAAGGACCAGCCTTAGCTGGAGTTTTCTTATTCTTGCGATCTCTGTCTTCTTTATTGATTCTGAATCTTTCCATATCTGGATCGAAACCAAATCGGGTCTGTAATAATTCATCGCTAATAAGATTTCTATCTGCTAGCTGGATTAATAGAGCTTTTTCTGCATCTTCATTACTGAGATCCATTCTGTCAAACTCTACCTTTGCCGCATACTTAAAACCCATAGCCTTTTGAACAATTTCTATTTCTTTTTCCCAGAAAGAAACAAGAAGATCTCTTCCGTACTGTAGTCTTTGAGTTAGGGTTTTTAGGCTGATAAAATTATTTGTTGTGCCTGCCGCCCCGAATGTTCCTGTTAGTGTTGGCGGAATACCAAGACCAGCATAAATAGAATTAAGATGTGGAATATATTTAGCTTCGCCTAAGAATTGATGTACATTGGTATTGCTCTCTATTAACTCGATATCTGGACCCCACACAAGATCCATTGTTCCACCACCAACATTGTTTTGTAAAATAGCAGAAAGTTTCGCGGCTGCTGCTTTAGTGGGAGCTATCTTATGTTCTAAGCTTCCTAGTTTGAATATTCTAATATTGGAAATAGCTCCGTCCAAAGCTGCCATATCTGCTAGCTTTAGTTTTTCAATAACTGTGATATCATCCATAATAGAATAAATCATGGGAAATGCCCATGCTTGCCAATCATCCTTCTTGTAGTGATAAACAATAGTTTTCTGAGGATCTAGAGGGTATGGCTTCTTGTTTTTTGCTGCTTCTATGATTTGAGATGGTAGCCCAAGAATGATCGCTTGTTCATTTTCTGTTTTGGGTGAGTTGATTACCTTCCTGAGTTGTGATGGTAAAACTAGCTCATATCTTTTCTGACCAACAAAAGAAGATAAAGCACCAGCAGCAACATGAACATACACAGGATCTATAAATGTGTATCTCCAAGGAATTTCTCTCTTATCTACAGAAACTGTGTCTGTATCATTCTCTGTTGTGTCTGGGGATGCTGTTGCTCTAAAAAAAGATTCTTGTGTTTTGAGACTTATCTTTGCTGTCTGTCTATTAATTACAACATTTCCTGTTTTGTAAATATTATTAAGAAATCTTTCACTGCGATCCTTGCCATTGATTTTCTTAAACCACTTCCTGTAAAATCGTTCTGTTCTTTTGCTCTTACAAGATAGCTTTATTCCCTGTACAGCAAAATCACCCATAAGATCTATTACGTTTTTAACGAGCCCAACACTCTGGTATATTTCATCTGCTCTTCTTATGATTTCTTTAATTTGTGTTGGAACTGATTCTCCCGGACGAAAGTAGTCGTATCCTAGGCGAGTAAGTCCTGGGCGACTAGATATACCGGGTATAATACTTGAAAAATCATTAGTTCTACCTCTATATCCAGCACTGCTTCTAAATAGGCCATATTCATCTAAGCATCCGGATGTTTTATCTAAAGCCTCTTTTTTGCTATCTAGATCTTCACCCCAGGTTACATAGGCCTTTTCTTCGGATATTTGTGCGTTTTGTATAGCTTCGCTTTTTGGATATTTTTTATTCATGATTTCTCATTAGTATTGTAATCGAAATGCAATAGTATTATACACTATTATTTATATATTCCGCCGTATATGTCGTCGTTGGCTCCATCGGTAAACCATGCGGGACCCTTATACATTTGACCGCTTTGGTTTTGATTAGCGTTTTGGGTGGTTGTGCCAATGATATCATAATCTATTGGGGCCAATCCTCTAGAAAGTTGTCTAGCTAACATATTAGCAATAACTAATGCGCTATATCTATCTTTTCTTAATTTGCCCTTTTTACCGTTGGGCAACTTAACATCCGGAGTATCCCATCTGTCTCTACCTCCTGATCCGGTACTAGTTTGTGTCATTACTATGGTGGTTAATTCATTCTTAAGTTCTTCTATTTCTAGTATGCATTCGCTTTCGCTATCATAAATGGGAGTTAAATCTGCGGTAAGAATGTCTTTATTTTCTTTATCTAGAGCTAAAGCTAAGCTTAGATCATCGAATCTGGGAAATAATAAAACTTTATCTTCAAAATCTTTTCTTAGTCCATGATTCGCGGAACTAGTCCATTCTGCTCTGGCAAACTGCACCAACTCTAGAATATGAAGTCCTTGTTGATCATCTGTGTCTTTACTTTTTTCTTCTATTACTGGCCAAATCAAAATTTCCCCTTCTTCTAGCTTGCTGGGGTCGTGAAGAGCCTCTTCAATAGCCACACCGCCTCCCTGTGCATCTAAGCCTATTCTCTCACAAGGAAAAACCTTCATAAGATTTCGTATTTTTCTAGCGCAAAAACCATAGAAATCATGCTCATTAATAAGCCCTGCTTTTTGACGCTCTTTAAAATTAGTTCTATTTGTAGTCCAAGAATATACTATACGATTATGGGTTGGATGACACTCTATAATTACAATACTGAAATTATCTTTTTCGGATGCTGGGTCGATACCATAAACATATTTGAGTTTCGGATCTCCCTTGATCCTAACGTCAAATAGTATTGTTTCTCCGTTATGAACAACTGGATTTTCTGTACTTACCACACAACTTTCGATAAGACTTCTTCTGAAAAAACCATCGCTGTCTTCTGTGAAACACGCAGCATATTCCATATTGTATATGCCACTATGAATAGTTGCTTTGGCTCTAGCTACCTGCTTATCATCCATGAATCCTTTTGGAATCAATTCATATGGAATACGAACTATACTATAGTCTTTCCAATTAAAGTTGTCTGGTGGATTTTCTCCAAACAATTCCTTAAGCTTATGAGGATCTCCACAACTATTAACAATACCACTATATCTTTTCCAGTACGAAGCGAAATGTTTAAAAGCATAATCTGCTGTGCCAGCAATAATAGCTTGGTTACCCATAGTTTGGCTTAGTTGTTCCAAGTCTTCGTTCCAGATGCCAGCGTCTTTCATGGCTTGTTTCTTTGCTTCTTTCTTCACGTTCATAATTGGCGTGGCAGAAACGGCAGCGAAGCCTGAAACTACGGTTTCGTAGATGTCGGGACTAATAGAAGCAAACTCGTCAGCAATAATAATATGTGCTCTTAAACCTCTGATTTTGCTACCATCACCCATTGGAATAGCTATTGTCCAGCTATCCCCTAGTCTCATTGTGCATCTATCAACATCTCGTCGCGGACCATCATCGTTTCCATTAAATATGCTACGAAGTATCGCGCTATTACGCCACAATGTTTCCATATATTCAAAAACTAATTTACTCTGTCGAAAAGCAGCACCCACTACAACGATCTTTGTTCCGGGACGTAGTATGCAGCGTAGCGTACAATATAAGGCCATTAGAAAAGACTTACCAAAGCCACGACTAGCGATAAACATTGGAAAAGGACGAATCCAAAATTCCTGTAGTATTGCTATCTGAATTGGGTGAAGTTCTATATCAAATAAAAGCTTGCATGTTGATCCGAAGTTTGCTGGATCAATAAGTAGTCTTAATAAATGTATGTCGGGACGCTCTATCTCTTCCTTTGATCTGTGGATCATTGGATTATTAACTATTTTGAGTTTAGATAAATCTCCTAGATTTAGCCAAGCATCTTCATACATTATTAGAATCCTCTTGGTTATTGACTTCTGGAGGATTCATCTTAAAAACCCTCTTCATTATCGCTAGAGCAGTTTTCTCTGCATTGCTTGTGCTACCACAAAATATAACGTGAATTCCGTGATCGGTCTGTAGTTCTATTATGTGCTTGAGTAAGTACTGAGGAGATATTCTAATTTTGCTCCACAGTCTCTTTGGAATTGTTGATCCTACTGGATACTCTAATACATTATTAAGATCAAACTC